ACCTCCCCTGCCCGGATGAAGTCCGCCGCGACGAACGGATTGATCGCGTTACCGCTTCCCCGCAGGAGGCCCACGCGGTTGCGAACGGCCCCAGCATCAGCCAGAGGGAAAAGCGCGGGTTCAACGCGGCCTTTCGCATCGCAGGGGACGCGGCGGATTTTTCCGTCGTCGCAGACGATGGGGATGCTGCGCCAAACGCCGCCTTCGCCCGGCGCTTCCGTTCGAGGAAGGCTTCCGGCTCGCCGTTCGCCGGGTTCGCGGTCGGGGTCGCCCATCCGACGAACTTCACCGCATGTTCGAGGCTGGCCGTGTGCTTCTTCCCGTCCGCCGTCCGGCCCGTCGCATCCATCTTCTCCGGCGATACCGAGCGGCCGCCCGATGGCGTGTTCGGCGTCGGCCAGCCAGCCAGCATGGCCATCGTCGCTACAGTTGCGCCGCGACCTTGCCCCTTCCACGAACTGCCTTTTGCGGCTATTTCGGCCAGATTCGTTTGCACGTTCTCGTTCGCCCGCGGCGTCGGCCATCCAGAAAAACCGCTGTCGGATGTTCGGCGCTCCAACGCCTGCAGCCGGCAAATCCGAGGCCCCAACAGCGTATCGACAGATTTCCAGCGAACCGCGTACTCCGGAGAGCCAGACCACGCCTTCTGGCGACGCAACCTGCTCGCCATAAATTCTTGCAGGGCGGCGGACGGAGACGAGTCGCCACAGCTCCGGCCAAAGGTGGCGGGCGTCGGCAAGCCAAGCGTGGTGGCAGTCCGCGCATATTGCGAAGCCAGTTCGTCGAGGGCACCAGACAAGCACGCGGCTCTGGCAGCATGGGCACGCAACGCGCTTGCCGGCTGTGCTGAAAGGGGGACAGGGGCAGCTTCCTGTCCAAACAGGTCGGTCGTCGGGCCATCCGGCGAGACGCAGCGCGAGTGACCATCCGCCGATCCCGGCGAAGAAATGGCACTGTTCGTAGCCTTCGAGGTCATCGGGCCGGACATCCTCGATCGAGCGCTCGTCCACGTCGCCGGGCGCGATCAGCCCCTCGGATATGAGGTTGCGCAGCCATGCTGCGGCGAACGGATCGATCTCGTTGTAGTAGGCCGGCACTCAACCCGCCCTCCGCTTCTCTTCGTCCGCCGCTGCGAGATAGTCGGCGAGGGCCATGTCACGGGAGTCCATCTACGCCACGCTCCTCGCAGCGCGCTCGACGGCGTTCCCGAAGAGCGGAGAAGCGGTCTCGGTAGCGATTTCCTCGATTTCCACGCGCACGCCAGTCACGTCGTCTACCCATTGCAGGGTGAGCCGATGGATCAGGGAATCGTCGGCGAGAACGCCCGCTGCTACCAGCGCATCGCCGGCCGCTTTCCAGTGGTTGTCGATATCCCGTCGCCGCTTGTCCGGCCGCCCCATGCTCGCGACGATTTGCACCGGCTTGGAGAAGAAGGGCAGCGGCCGTTGCCTTTCCAGCGCGCGGGCGGCGTCCTTGTCGTACTCGCGCCCCCGGGCGGACTTGATGTTCCGGTTGTTGTAGGCGCGCCAGAGCGTGTTGACGGAGCCGGGAAACGGCAGGATCAGACAGGCATACATCATGCGGCCCTCCGCTTTGCCTGAATGCGTTCCTGGTCGTGGTGCTGGCAGTGTGGGTACGGACGCACGCGGGTTTTCGTGCAGCCCGGTATGGCGCAGAGACTGGGGTCCTTCTTCGGGTCGCGCGCGATGACGATGGGGGTGGCCTTGACGGGTTCGGGTGGCGGAACGAAATCCGCCGGTAACTGCTGCTGCGTTGGACTGCGGGCGAATGACAGGTCCAGCCGATGCGCCATGCCGACCACCGCGTTCTTGGTGATGCCTCCCCCCAGACGTTCGGCGATCTCTCTTGCGGACAGACCCTCCGCCAGCAGTTTGGGCAGGCGCTCAAGCCGCTTGGGTGTCCAGCCGTGGTGACGGATCACGGCTCCCTCCCGAACCGGCGCAGCAGCTCTTCCCCGTCCAGCTTCGCCATATCCAGAAGCCAGTCGCGGTAGGCGGTGGTGACCTTGCCGGCGATTGTCTCGACCAGCTTCGCGGCATCCAGATCGGCGGCGAACTGCTCGTCGATCTGGGCGCGCAGGGCAGAAACCTGTTGGCGCAGCGCCGGCTCCGCCTCGATCCATCCGGCGACCCGGGTGTGGGCATCGCTTACCGTCGAATGGTCCCGATCGAAGGCGCGGCCGATCTGCCGGAAGGGCAGCCCGGTCGTCTCGCGGGCCAGGTACATGCCGATGAGGCGTGGCCGGACATAATCCGGGCTGCGCTGGCGGGACATCATCTGCCGCAGGGACACGCCGAACGCTTCGGCAACAAGCTGCTGGATCGACGCTATGCGGCCGCGCGGCTTCATGCGGTGACCTCGCAAAGCGTCCAGACCGTCGGCTCGAATCGGTTGGGCCGCGATGTTTTCAGATAGCCGAGGTCGCGCAGCTCCCACATGCGGATGCGCACGATGGCTTCGCTGATCCCTTCGCTGCGCAGCCGTGCGGTGACTGCGACTACCGTGATCGGCTTTCCCGCCTCCGCCAGCCCGCGGCAGGCCTTCAACGCACCCCGCAGCCTTGCGTCCCGTGGCAGGCGCGTTTCGATGGTATTGGTCATATCAGCGAGTCCTGTTTCGCCGGCGCGGGACGGGAGACGAAGAAGTCCGGTTGTGCGTAGGCTTGCTCGACACGTTTGCAGGCGATTTCAAAGTAACGTTCTTCAATCTCGATACCGATCCCGCACCTGCCGAGTCTGGCGCATGCGACCAAGGTGGTGCCGGAGCCCATGAAGGGGTCGAGGATGGTTTCGCCGGACTCGCTCCACCAGCGCGTCAGGAACTCAAAATGCTTCAATGCGCGGCTGCAGGGATGCCCGTTCGCCTTGCGCCCGTCAGGCTGGACTGACGGTGCCCGTCCGGGAATGACGCGCTGGCCCTCGCGACTTGGAATCGGCGAGCCGAAGCAGTAAGCTATTTCGTCGCCGCCAAGGAGCCGCCCGATGTAACCGGGCATGACGTAGGGCAGGATCACAGCTCGCGCGTAGGGCAGCCAGACCGGGGCGAGAAACCGCGGGTCGCTATCGTGGCGCATGACGACGACGGCGCGCGCCATCTGAGGCATCCGCTCCCAGCTCGAGCGCCACAGCAGCGCCGGGTCGTCGGCGCCGGGCAAAAGGCCTGCAGGGCAGTTCGGCCAAACCGGGTCCGTCACCACCGCATCCACCTTGCCGAGCGTCGGGAGCAATTCGAGGCAGTCGCCCAGCCAAAGCTCGCAATCGCCGATGACGACGGGGTTTGTCATACGGCCATCCCCCGTACCCAGCCGGCGAGCCGCTTGAGCTCGTACGTCGTGAGCCGCTTGCCGTTGACGCTGTGCAACCGGCCCTGCCTCCGGACGGTGTATTGCGCCCGCCGCAGGAACATGACCACCTCCCATGTGGAGGCGCGCTCGTAGCGGCGGTTGCGGGGCTGGGCGGGCATGGGAATCGAAAGCTGCATCACACCCGCCTCGCGAACTCGGGAATCTCGGGAACATCCCGGTAGGGATCGGGGGCCGCTGTTCCGCCTTGGCCGCCGGGGGAAGTCGGCGTCGGCGTGGCTTCGGGGGCTGGCGACCCCTCGCGGCGCTCCGGAATGGCGCGGGGGTTTCCGCCGCCCCCGCTCGGCCTACTCGCATCCGACTCCGCCGCAGGCCGGTTCACCGCCTGAGCCGCAACGTCGTCCGGTGCTTTCGCTGGGGATTCCGTCTCTCCGATCTTCCTCGCCAGCACGTCGCCGATCCGGTGCCAGAAGATGCGGATCAGCACGTCGGCAAGGGTGTCGTCGTCAACCGCCTCTATCGCTTTGATCAATGCATCGCGGGGTGAGGCGTCCGGTTTGGGGAGCGCCTTCCGCATTTGATAGCCGGCGGTCTCGGCAACGGCCTCGACCTCCTTGGGCGCGAGCTTTGGAAGGATATCGAGCACCTGCCGGAACGGCTCCACCGGCTTGCGGGTGACTGACATGTCAGGCGGCGGCGTCACCTTCGCGCGCGATTTGCGCTGCGCTTCCCGGTTCTGTTCACGTTCGTCCGACAGGGCTTTCTCCGGATCGCCGGCCTGCCCGATCTTCAACAGCCGGTAAACGTCACGGATGGAACGGTCGGGGATGTGCTCGGCGCACCATTTCTGCCAGCCCGTATCGCCGACGATCTCGCGCGCCTCCGCCAGCCTGATCCCGGCTGCTATACGGTGATCGTCGGCTTGTCCGTCCAGCCGGTCGGCCTGCTCCCAGCGGTGGTTGATCTCCTTGACGAGGGTCAGGAGGTCGGTCATGCAACCTCCGTGAACATTGGGCAGTCGCCGGCAATCCGCTTGCGGGCCATGGCGGCATAGGTCGGATTGAGTTCGATCAAGACGGCGTTGCGTTTCAGACGATCCGCGACAAGGCCGGTGGTCCCTGCCCCGCCGAATGGATCCAGTACGGTTCCATCCGATGGACACCCGGCCTTGATGCAACGCTCAGCAAGCGCCGGCGGGAAGGTCGCGAAATGCGCCTCGGAAAATGGTGCTGTTGCGATGGTCCAGACGTTGCGGAGGTTGCGACCTTCTGGCAGCGTAAGAAACTCGCGGTAATACCCCCCGAGGGCTGCCTTCGCTTCAGATGCGAGCCTGATAATCTCAGGTGTGTTTTTGCCGAAGCCCGATTGCGTTACTTGCGCCTTGCCGGTATCGCTCACGCCAGCCGCACGTATGGCGGCGAGGTGCGCTTCCGTCAGACCTTTTTCCCGAGCAATCTCGATTGCCCGAGCGCGTTGAGGCCGCACTGTCGCGAGCCGCCCAGTCGTTCGGCTACCATGTTGCGCGTTTGCGCCATGTTTATTTGCCCCACCAAAAACGCGTGTTCCGTTATCCCAATCAGGAACCGACTCGGCTTCCCGCACCGCATCCGCGTCATAGAAATACCGCTGGGATTTGGTCAGCAGATAGATTTTCTCGTGTGCCGAAGTGGGCCTATCTGTTACACTTTCCGGCATTGGATTCGGCTTGGCCCAGATAATTTCAGACCGTAGCCACCAGCCATCCGCCTGTAGGGCAAGCGCGACACGGGCGGGGATCATCAAGAGGTCTTTTGGCTTGTATCCCGTCGGCGGCGATCGCCAGCCCTTCTTGTCCTTCCGGTGCGCCCAGGCTCCCGTGGCGGGATTGCCGTCCCCGCCCCGCATTTTCATGAAGGTTCCGCCACCGCCGTGCCCGCCGGCCGCATACGAGTCCCCCAGGTTCAACCAAACGGTTCCATCCTTGCGGAGCACGCGGCGAACCTCACGGAACACAGCCACCAGCTCGGCAATGAATTCGTCGGGCGTCGGCTCAAGTCCGATCTGGCCCGCAACGCCGTAATCGCGCAGGCCGAAATACGGAGGCGAGGTAACGACGCAATGCATGCTCTCCGCCTCCATCGTCGGCAGAACGTCCCGGCAATCGCCTTCGATCACCCGTACCGTCATCCCCTCACCCCGCCGAAAGGAACCGGGACGCGACTCGGTACAGCACGTCCCGGCGCAGTTTCACAGGGAGACGCAACGTCAGACTTGCCGTTGCTCGACGACGACGCCCGGTGAGGAAGGGACGGGCGCCGCCCTCCGGACACTGCGACGTGCCCGAAGCTCTGGATGGGAAGTTGCCGCGCTTTCACACCCCGGCCGCGCGGCAAGCCGGTAAGCCCACGACGGAGACAAACCCGCCGTGCCGGTGTTCGATGTTCGGTGACTCCGTGCATCTATCGCCCCCCGTGCTGGCGCCAGCGTTCGCGGTCAGCGATCCTCTCGGCGCTTTCGGCGAGCCATATGCTCAAGCGGCCCGTGATCTCGCTCATCTCGATCAGGAAACGCGCGGTTAACTTTCTGGCGTATGTCATCGACCAACCCCATTCGCCGCTCGGCACGTTCCCGCGCCTGCCGCGCCCGCCATTGAATAAGCAGCCATTCCTCGACCGAGGGCTTGGCTTCCCCGTACCAGAGGTCTTCCAAGCGGTTGAACGTCAGCCCGATGTACTGCGCCGCCCGCCGCTTCTGGGCCTTGATGCTCAGACCCTCCGCCGGCGCCGCGCACTCGCGCACCATCCGCCGGGTTTCCTCTATGACCTGATCAGCCGTGTACATTTCCGGATTCTCGGAACGATCTTCCGACACGTTGGAACCCTCCCTCGCTATGGTTTTCACCATGCAAGGAAGCGATTTTGAATTTCAGACGATCATTGCGCGGTCTGCCGCCAAGCCGCCGCGCGTTAATCCGTTGATAGAAGCGAGTGAATTTCCGCAGGCGAATGTCGCCACAGCGCCAGCAGCATTCGTAATGCCCGCTGCGCGCCCAACGATGTCCAATAATCCAGCAAACCGGCCTGAGTATCGGTTTCATCCCCTACCCTTCCAGACCCACGACGACGAATCCGATTTCATCCTGCTCGCCACTGCGGCAACCATCGTGCTGGCGCGGCTGTGCGTGACCTCCGCAATCCGGGCCGGGGCGCAGGAAAGGAGGGCCACCGCCCCCGTCCGCGTGTCGTGATGTGTGCATGGCCCCGCCCCGCTGGTTGCTACAGCACCCCGTCGAGAATGCGCTTGGCGATGACGAGCTCGGGACGGAACAGGGCGACCCACGTCCAGACGCTCAACAGGTTAGCTACGGCACTGAGCGTGCTCAGCAAGCCAATGACGAAGAACCCCGCCGCAACACTGGCCTCGAAACCGCCCTTGCCGGCGGTTGGCTTGTCGGGTCGATTCGCCGAGGAATTCATGTAGTTGTGATATTCGGCCCGATAGACCGCCCACGGCCCATCCAATTCGCGCCATTTGCGATACAATCGGGCGAAGACTGTCCACGCGATGATGGCGATCACGATTGCGATCAGGCCCACGACGAGATTGCGAATGGCCCCGACCTGCACGACGGCCAAGGCCGCGTCCCACGCCTCCGGGGCGCGCTCCGCCATGATCCGTTCCAGCTTCCCGGAAAGCTCGACGATCTTTTCCTCGACCTTCGGCATGACCGAAACGGTGATGTCTGTCTTATCTGCCATCGGGAAGTCTCCTAACCCTTAATGGTTTCAACGGCTTAACGTATGTTGTTGCGTCAACAGCTAGTAGGTTTTCCACAAAGTTACCCGCCATCCCTTGGGGGTCGTTTCGTGCTCCGGCCGTAAAAAGACCCGCTCCCCGAAGGGGCGGGTCGGTGTGTCTTCTATCGTGCGGTCAGGTGCCCGCCATGCCTCCGAACTGGATCATCAAATGGACCCTCGCCGTCATAGCGGTGGCCTTCGTGTGGGCGGTGGTCGAGGCGGTGCTGCATTAGCTCACCGCGGCGGTTGCCGGCGGGTCGTACAGGTCCGGCCGAATCTGGTAGGGATGCACCCCCGCCAGCTCAGCTAGTTTTCGTGCCCGGTCAGCCGGGCACCGTGACCATTGCGACACCGCCTGCGATGTGATGCCGAACGCGCGTCCGACCATCGCCGTCCCACCGGCGCGGGCGATTGCATCCGGCAAATCGATAATCTGTGCGTGATCGATGCTGTCCATAGCCGGCGCAGGGTAAGCCAAACTTACCCTCAGCGTCAAGTGTTTCTTACGGCGAAATTTTGCCAAGCGGAACTTACACTTAGGCTATGGACGACTGGACACAGCTAAAAACATTCGCCGGGCGGCTTCGCTGGGCGCGCAAGCGCAAGGGCTGGTCGCAGGCCGAGCTGGGCAAGAAGATCGGCGTTTCCCGCAATCGCATCGTGCAACTGGAAGGCGGCGCACCCGAAGGTAAGCCCGCCCCATTGCCACGCCCTCAGAAGTGGCACAGACTGGCTCACCTGCTTTCAGTCAACAGAGATTGGCTGATTCACGGGCAGGGAGAACCATTGGGGGTTGGCATGACCGAAGAGGACGCCCAAGCAATTGCAACCTATCATATGCTCCCTCCCGGAGAACGACGGGTGGTCAGCAGCCTTATCGAAGCTCTGGCGAACAAGAGCACGCCGCCCGAAGGTGCGGAATCACACCCTACCGGTCGGGCGAGAACGTAGTAACGTTTCCAGGCCCGCGCAGGTAGCGATTCTCAGGGGCGGTCGGGCACCGCCCATTTTTTTTTGCCTTCCTAGGTAAGTTTCGCTTGACACTATGGTAAGTTTGGCTTACCGTCTCCCCATAGCACAACAGCGATGGGGCTACCGATGACCGAGACAACCATCACCACCGTTGACGGCAGGCCGATCGATTACGACGCGGGCGGGCTGATCCCGCAGCACATGCGAGGCGCCATGCAGCGCTACATCGAAAACCGCATCCCGCCCGGATCGTTCCTGACCGCCGTGCTGGCGAACGACCTGATGGGAGCCCTTCGCCGCGCCGATCATATCAACCGCGAGTGCCTGCACGATTACGGCATGTGGCTCGCCAACTACGCGCCGCCCGCCTGCTATGGCAGCCCGGAGGCCGTGCGCGCATGGCTCAATCCGACCACCACCTAACGCACCTCAAGGGGAGCAGGACCGATGACCGCCTTCATCACAGACCAACACCGCGTGAAGCTGCAAATCCGCGCAGTGCATGTCGCCTGCAATCAGGACGGTGACGAATCCTATCAGGTCGGGCGCGGTGGCGTCACGAGCATCGAATGGGGCAATACCGACGGCCATATGGCGCACCTGCTGACCATCGCCGTGTATCGCAACGACGAACTCCATTCCGAGCACATCTTCTCGAATGTGCTGAGCGTGATTTACGCCGCGGTCGAGGCATAGGAGGCCGCCATGCCGAAGCTACGGGACGGATTTTTCTACGGCGATTCCAAGCACCGCACTTTGTGGTTTGTCGTCTCAGACGACGGCGAACAGGAACTCACGGGCCCCATGACGGAGAAGGACGCAAGGGCGTTCCTCGGGCTGCTGGATGCGGTGGCAAGGGCAGAAGACGCGATGTCAGTTCATATGGCGGCGGGCTGCAAAGACGCCTTCCACGACACTCTGCGGGCCGTCCGCACCGCCTATACCGCTGTAATGGAGAAGTGAGATGCCGACGCCACGGATGACGTGCGTATTCGATTATGACGCACGGAGCTTCCCGACAAATCCGCTGTACGCCGAAACGCCATTTGGAATGCCGGTCATTGTGAGCGTCGGCGATGTCTGCGCGGAACGGGATGCGTTGGAAGAGTCAAACACCCGGCTCACGCAGGACCGCGAGGCGCTGGTGGAGGCGCTGGACAACCTTCTCGGCCACTGGCGGTCCTACACGTCGCCGGAATGGGGCAACCAAGAGCAAGCCTACTACTGCTTGGCGAAGGGTGCGGCCCACAATTGGGAAATCGCACGCACCCTCGTCCAGCGTATCGCGGGCGACGATACCACGGAGAAGGGGTGAGACATGGGCGTGCATTACAAATGGACCGATACCCGCCGCGATGATGCCGACCAGCTCGCCGGAATGAGAGACGATTTGCAGGCCTGCCGCAACGCCCTCGCCGACCGTCACGCGTCCATTGCGGACCCTGAGGCCCGGAGGATCGTCGGCCGCTACGTCATGCTGTTGGAAGACATTCTGCACGATGCCCGCTCGGATGTGAAGGGCGGGCTCTTCGACCTGGGGATCGTCGAATGAAACCGATCAACCATTTAACCGGCAAGCCGATGGAGCCGGAGCAGATACGGATGGTCTGCCCGTTCTGCGGACACAAGGCAGAGACAGCGTGCATCGGCTCCGTTCATTGCGGGCCGCACCGGCTTTCTGACGGCTCCTATTATCCGGCGGTTCGGATGGTCAGGATCGCCGGCACCGTCAACGACACACCGGAGAACTGAGATGCGCTTTGATATGACATACGCGGAGGCCGTCGATAAAGCGGACAACCTGATAGCCCTGAACGATACCGTCGTGCATCTGCATGACGGCGAGGTTCCGTGGGACAAGGCCATCGGGATTGAGGGCGGGGCCAGCGTGCGCCTGTCCGGGCCGGCCGGCTGCTATGTCGTCGCCGAACACGCCGGGCTTACGTTCAAGTGGTCGGTGGACTTCGAAACGCGCGATGCCAACGGGCGCGGTGTTTCCCTGTTCGACCGCGAACGCCTGCGCGACGTGGCGATGAAACTGCCGCCGAAAGCGCGCGCTGAGTTCGCCCGCTTCCTCGAAACCGAAGTGCTGCCGCCACTTGCCAGGAACGCACGCGAAATCCGCCGCGCGCTTAACCAGCAGATCGACAGCATGGATTGCGTGCGCGGGCTCATCGCATTCGCGAACGAACAGGAGGACTGAGATGTTCGACTTCATGCCACAGACCACCGTACAGGAGACGGAGCCGCAACGCATCCTCAGGGAAGCGCGGCAGGGCATCGTGCCGAAGGGGGGCGCTCTCAAAGACGCCGCCGCACGGATGATGCCGATACAGCGACTGGGGTTTCTGAGCGACTTCCTGCGAACACCAGCCGCTGCTGAATTTTGGGACTTTCGTTCGCCGTTCTGTGACCCCGGATGCGGAACGGCGGGATGCGCTATTGGATGGTGGGACCATATCACATCGCGCCGCTGTTTCAGCTCCAAATATGGCGATGAGTTTGGTGTGAACAATAATGCTGCATCCGCGATTTTCTTTAAAACCGCAACTTACGGCAAAGCGCAGATGGGCTCTGTCACCCCCACCGACGTAGCCGACGCCATTGATGGCCTTCTCCATGAGAGGGCGTCATGAGCGACAGGCGGTTGACCAGGGCGAAGTTCCGGGCGTGGCTGGCGGGGATGAGCCCGCGTGCGGAGGTCGGGGTTTGCGGCCGTGTGTGGGATTGCCCCATCGCCCGGTTCCTTTGCGATCATGGGGCGCCCAACGCCCGCGCCGACTACACCGGCTATCGACTCACCGAGGATGGAAAACGGCACACACCGCCCGCGTGGGCAAGCCGGTTCATGTGTCTCGTTGACGAGCAATCCCTTTCCGGCGGCCGCTCCGTCTCGGCCGGCCGCGCGCTCAGGCTTCTGGACAAAGCGGAGGCGGGACGATGAGCCTGCGCACGGAAGAGGAGGCGCGGCAGTGCGCGTGTCACAGGACGCTCTCACCCGATATCTGGTCCAACCCGCGCGAGAACGAAGGCGAGTGCCGGACATTATCGACGCCGTGCATCGCCTCACTGTGCCAGGCGTGGCGGTGGAGTGCCAGCGCTTGGATTGAGCGGCGCATTTACCGCGAGAGCGTGGAACACCGAGCCTACTTGGATGCGCGTTTCGACCGCGAGCGCAAATCGCACAACGGGACATTCGAGTTTGATGGGCACCGATGGCAGTACGAGTATTCGGGCTTCGATGACAGTGGCGAATTCGACCTATTGACGCGGCCAAATCCTGAGGCCCCGCGCCTCGGCTTTTGTGGCCTCGCCGGGAGTCCGTCATGAGCCTGTGCACGGAAGAGGAGGCGCGCGTCGAGCGGTTCAACTGGCGCGACCTCATCGAAGCGAAACCAGACACTGCTGAAAGCATCATTGCGGCGCTGGACGCCTATTTCGTTCCGTTCGCCGCGCCGCCGATGGACAGAGCCGAAGACGGCAAGGTGAGCATTATTGACAACCACCCTTGCCTGAACTGCGGAGAAGAACAGACCGGACTCACGGCGCAGATGCTCGGCAGCGGTTTCACTTGGGGCATCGCGCACGGCGAAGGCTTCTGCGGCAACTGCAAGTGGCCTGCCCGCCTGTACCACTTTATCAAGGACGCGAACGGCAACGAGGTCACCACTATACGCGGTTTCCTTTTGCAGTACCACCCTGATTTCGTTGAGAAATCGGGAGACCCGTCATGACCCGCCGCCTCTCCGACCTCGACAAGGTTCTGGTCTGCAACAAGTGCCTGACAGCCGCGTGCTGGTACGGCGAGTTCATGTGTCAGGAGGCCGTCACGGCCGGGCTGAAAATCATGACCGTTGGCGAGCTGCGCAAGCTGGACCGCGAGCACCCGGAATACTGGTCCGACGAAAAGCTGGTCGAGGTTTACGGCGATGCCAGCCGGGAGTTCCGGACATGAACCAATACGACCCCGACTGGATCAAGGATGACCGGCCCCGCAAATACACCGCCGCCGACTGGTGGCTGATCGTCATCGTCGCCTTCGTGCTCATACCCTGGGTGGTGTGGGAGTGCATGGATGCGGTGGGGAGGATGCCGTGACGAAACGGGAAGAAATGACGGACGAAGAAGTTCTTGCCGAGATGCAATCCGACAGTCTCTTGAACCGCGTGTGCCGCATCTTTTCATCGGAGGCGGCACGGATGGAACAGGCTGCCATGCAACGCCGCCCGCCTACTCCCATCGAAAACCGGCGCATGGAATTCGCAGCGGCACAACGGCTGATCGACGCCATCCTGCGGGAGAACAGCGAATGAGCGACTGGATCGATGAGGAAATGGAGCGCCGGAATCGCGGACAGCGGCGCGAGCTGTCGCAGGACGCACACCGGGCCATCAACGCCCGGCATTATCCCGGCACGCGCCAGCTTTGCAGCGAGTGCGAAGAGCCGACCGGGCGCTGCGAAGAGGACAGTATTTATCACGGCGATGCGGGGCCGCTTTGCGAACAGTGTGACGCCATCCTGCGGGAGAACAGCGAATGACCTACTACCGCGACGGCGATTCCATCATCCATATCAACGAAGGCGTCAACGTGCGCTATCGCGGCGTGGTTCGTCTGCCCGGCCGTCGCAACTGGATATTTGCAGGGCCGTGGCGGAAATCCAGGAAGCGCGCCGCCGACGAAATGTACCGCAAGTTCATCAATGGCGTCCACTACAAGCGCGCCGCCGTCTGGATGGCCGCCGACTATTACGACCCGATTCCGATAGTGGAGATGCAGCGGTGATGCCTGAGTTCGCCAGCACCGCGATAGAGGGAGAAAGCAATGACTGAAAACGCCGTAACGAAGATGGAACCGCGGGAGATCGCGCCAGCGATTACGCCGATGCAGATGCTCCAGATCGCGGTGGAGCAAGGGGCGGACCTCGACAAGCTATCCAAGCTGATGGACTTGCAAGAACGTTGGGAGGCCACGCAAGCCCGCAAGGCGTTCGTCGTGGCGCTCAATGCGTTCAAGGAAAATCCGCCGACAGTCAGCAAGAACAAGCGCGCCGGCTTCGGGACGGGCGAGAAGCGCACCGAGTACGAATACGTCACCCTCGACGTTGCCGCCGCCGCCATCGGGGCCGCCCTGAGCCAGCACGGCCTTTCCCATCGCTGGGAGGTCGAGCAGCTTGACGGCGGCATGATCCGCGTGACCTGCATTCTAACACATGAGCAGGGGCACAGCGAACGGGTTTCGATGCAGGCCGGGGCTGATCAGTCCGGGTCCAAGAACAACATTCAGGCCGTCGGCTCCACTGTCACCTATCTGGAACGCTATACGCTCCTTGCCGCCACCGGGCTCGCCGCGAAGGGGCAGGATGACGACGCGACCGATGGGGCGGCGCGCCTCATCACCGCCGACCAGAAAACCACGCTCATCGACCTGATGAAGGAGACCGGCGCGGATACGGCGAAGTTCCTCGCCTTCCTCAATGTGCCCAGCATAGACGACCTCGCAGCCTCGCGCTTCAACGAAGCCAAGACGGCGCTCGAAGCGAAGCGCAAGCAGAAGGGAAAATAACATGGACGCTCTACCTGCAACAATCGGCCACAACAGCGCCATTGCCGCTTACAACGAGTTCCGATCTCAACTCGACACGCTCCGCCGCATGAACGAAGAGGCGCGCTTCAATTACGAGGATCCGAAGGGCAACAAGGAAGCCCGGAGCCACATCTACAAGCTGCGCCAGACGAAGGCGGCAGTAGAGAAGGCACGGAAAGAAGAGAAGGCTGCCAGCCTCGAATATGGCCGCCGTGTTGACCAGCAGGCCAAGGAGATCATGGCGGAAATCGACGGCATGATCGAAGTTCACGAAGCGCCAATCCGGGAGATCGAGCAGCGCGAGAAGGACCGGATTGCGAAGCATCAGGCCGACCTATCCGAGATGGAAGAGGCTGGACGGCACACGGCCGAGTCCTGGCTTGAAATCCCGCTGCAAGCAATGAAGGACCGGCTGGCGGAAATCGAATCCGAGTCCATCGGCGAAGACCGCTGGGAAGAGCTTGCGCTTATCGCCGCACAGACCAAGGAGCGGGCGATAACGTCGATCCGTGATGCCATAGCGAAGCGCCAAAAGCACGACGCCGAACAGGCCGAATTGGAGCGTCTCCGCAAAGAGGCCGAGGAACGCGAGCGCGCCGAACGCGAGGAACAAATCCGCAAGGAGGCCACACAGCGCGCCGCAGAGGAAGCCGAGCGCAAGGCGCGTGAGGAACGGGAACGGGTAGAGGCCGAGGCAGCCAAGGCTAAAGCCGATGCCGAGCGGCGGGAGCTTGAGCTAAAGCTCGCGGCCGAACAGGCTGAGCGCCGAGCTGCGCAAGCCGCCAAAGATGCTGAGGAACGGTTGCGCCGCGAAGCCGAAGAGATGGCCGCGCGGGAAACAGAAGAGGCCGCCGCGCGTGAGGCAAACAAAAAGCACCGTGGCGCGATCAACAAGGCCGCCGCCGATGCTTTCGTAAAGGGCGGGTTGTCGGAGAGAGATGCGAAGGCCGCAGTGACCCTCATCGCCCAGAAGACCATCCCCCGCGTCTCCATCTCTTACTAGCAGGTGCATCATGATCATTCACGATGTAGAGCAGCGATCCCCGGAGTGGTACGCGCTGCGCGCTGGCATGCCAACCGCTTCCGAGTTCTCGAAGGTCGTCACCAGCACGGGTGAGCCGTCGAAACAGGCCGCCGCCTATGTGCGGACGCTGGCGGCCGAGCTGTTCGCCGGCAAGCCGCTGGAAGCATGGGAAGGCAACGGCTGGACCGAGCGCGGCCGGGAGATGGAGGGGCAGGCCCTCGCGCTCTATGAGTTCGCCCATGACGTGGAGATCGTGCCTGTCGGCTTCGCAACCGACGATACCGGGCATATCGGGTGCTCGCCGGATGGGTTGGTCGGCGATGCCGGCATGGTCGAGGTGAAGGCATTAAAAGCCGACCGCCACATAGACGCGATCCTGTACCACCAAAAGCACGGTCGCTGCCCGCCGGATTACGTTCAACAGACGCAGGGCCAGATGATGATCTGCGCGCGCAATTGGTGCGACCTGATTTTCTTCCACCCCGAGCTGCCGCTTCTGACGATCCGGCAGGAGCCGGACCTTCAACTACAGGCACAACTCGCCGTCCGGCTGACGACGCTCCGAAAGGACCGCGATGAAATCCTGGCCGTGCTGCAGAAGATGGCAGAGAGAAGGGCCGCGGCATGAGCGACCAGTCCCCCTTCCCGTTCGTCTGGACCGACGAAGGCTGCATGCGCCCGCCCGGCAACTACTGGCCCGTACAGGCGGACAAGCGGTTCGTGGTCGGCATGCAGTACCGGCTGGTCGAGTTCCACGACCGATCGGAGACCAGCCACCGCCACTATTTCGCGGCGCTGCATGACGCATGGCAGAGCCTGTCGGACGAACAGGTGGAGCGGTTCCCGACCTCGGAACATCTTCGGAAGTGGGCGCTTATCAAGGCCGGCTATGCCGACGAGCGGTCCATCGTCGGCGCCAGCAAGGCCGAAGCGCAGCGGATCGCGGCGTTCGTCAAGCCGATGGACGATTACGCCGTCGTGACCGCGAAGGACGCGGTTGTCACCGTCTATACGGCGAAATCGCAGTCCATGAAGGCAATGGGTAAACGGGATTTCGAGGAGTCGAAACAGGCCGTGCTCGGCATCGTATCCGAGATGATCGGAGTGAAGCCGGACGAGCTGCGCCGGCAAGCCGGGCAAGCGGCATGAGAACCGCAGGGGAAGCCGGGATGGTCCCGGCATGCACCATTGATCCGCTGGCCCGGAATGGTGCGCCCCTGCGGGCACAGCCGGTAGCGGCCTGATGGGGGAGATGATGGACTGCGGATCAAACGATTGCACCAATGCAGCGGAGTTCGACGTGTTCTGGCCCGGGCGAGCCCCGCTGTCGGTATGCCAGCCATGTCGGGATCGGGCGCTCCATATCGCCGGCGTGATGGGGTTCTATCTCCATACCGTGCCCCTCCCCGCCCCGCCACAGGACGAGAGAGGATAGATGCGATGTGGACTGACCACAATCTACACGATTGGGACGTGGACGAGGATCCCTACGAGGAAGCGGTGGCCAACTGCGGCCAGCTACCGGACGGGACCTGCATGCTGGCCGGGTCTGAGTACTGCGATTTCGAGTGCCCGTTCCGGGATTGATCACGAGGGAAGATACCGATGAGCACGATGCGCCGTTTTCTCATGTGGCTGGTCTGGAATGTACCGCTTGGGCGCGCCGCGCCGTGGGTGATGGGGCTGGCGATGGGACGCAAACCGCACCGGAGGAAGTGATGGACCGCTTGGAATACCGCCGCTCGCTTGGCCTGCCGAATCTTGGCCTTGACGAAAAGCTGACCTGCCCACGCTGCGAGGCCGATTGCGACGGGGAACCTGATGGCTGCCGCGACCCACACTGCCCGATGATCCCGTGGCCGGAACCCCGCTGACATGACTCAGGTCCGCCCCATGCGCGCCGTGTACCAGAAAGGCGTGGTCCGGGATCGCAAGTACCTGGACTGGCTCCGCGAGCAGCCCTGCCTCGTCACGGGCTGGCGGGCGGCACCGGATGACGCTGTTGATCCCGCCCATATCGGGACCGCCGGCAAGGCGCTCAAGAGCGATGACGAGGCGATCCCGCTACGGCATTCCGTCCATGTACAGTGCCATGAGGACGGCGAGATTTCAACGCTGCGGGAGATGCTGCCGGACACCGTTCTGCGGACAGCCTTACGAGCCTACGCCCGCGAGCTGTACGCCGACTATCTCAAACAGCGGGGGAGAGACCGATGACCAATCTGTTGTTCGACACTCTCCCGCGAACGCGAAAGCGCCGCATCATGATGCACGTTGTCGATGCCGGCTCCGACATGGTGCAACTCAAATGCCGGCGGTGCGGCCACGACACCGGATGGGTAGCGGAATCGGAGCCCTGGTATCTCGACAAGCGCGGGCGGCCCTGCCCGACCTGTAACGCGGAGACCGGCCGATGACAGACACACCGGATATCGAGCCGCTGGAACGGATTGAACGCTGGCTTGACGCTACCGACCAAGTGGCCCCCGACCCGATACCCGATGGCTGCTTTATGGGGTCCATGACCGGAGCGCCGCGCGGGTATTTCACCAAGGGCAACCTGCGGGCGCTGTGCGCAAGGGTGCGCGAGATGGAGGGGCTGCTCGGGGAGTCCGTCGGGTTCATCGACGAATTTTGGAACGACACAAACGACAACCTGCCCAACCGTATCCGCGCCGCCCTTGGGAAGGATGAGGACAATGGCTGATCAATGCTGCTGTGGACGCATCAAGCCCGCGCCATCCGAGCCTGAACGCATCAACGAAATTGTTCACGAGGCTTACGGCACAGAGGGTGCGTTCTGCGGCCCGTGGTGGAAGCACGAGTTACGCGACCTCCACGCCGCCCTCACCGCCATGGAGCGGGAACGGGACGAAGCGCGGGCGCGGTGTGTGGCGATTCGGGAGGCGCTGGTTGATTGTGCCGCAAACTACACAGTTGGCGACCAGACGGGGATCAAATGGGAACAGCTTGCCCGTGAGTTCTACCGCCGCATGAAGGTAGCCGACGAAGCCCTCGCCGATACCGGGGATATGGCGGGGATGGTGGTGGTGCCGAGGGAATTGCTAGAGCGCGTGCGTAATGCTTCCGGGCATGGCCTCGACGCAGCAGCGCGGGGGGATGTAGCGGCTATGCGTGAAGCCACTAAGCAACGTGCCGATGCGGAATTGGAAATATGGCAACTGCTCGCCGCCAGCACGGGGGAGAGCGCAGATGGATAATGAAATCATCGCCGCGATGTGCCGTATGACCGACCCGCACCTGTTTTCCGATGATCCTGACGAGGCGAAACGAGCCGCCAGCCCTTACGACGTGGAACGGAGCCGGGCGGTTGTCAGGCTGAGAAACATCGACGCCCTTCGTGCCGCGCTAGAGACGGTGGAGGGACAACCATTGGTGGACGCCTGGCATCAGCTTCGCCGCGCCGCGCTGGAGGACTGACCCGTGCGGCTGATGTGTGCCAGAGACGGATGATGACGCAGCCCGTTGACATAACCGGCGCCGTTGTGATTCTGGGGGTTGACGGCTCTACTATCCGGCTGTGGGCGCGGGAGGGTAAGTTGCCGGGAGCCTACAAGCTCGAAGGCGTCTGGCGGTTCGACCCGGACAAGCTCACGAACTGGCGCAATTCTCGGGAGGTTCCGCCATGTCCATCTACAGGCGCGGCAAGGTCTGGTGGATACGATTTCAGCACGACGGCCGGGAAATCAGACGGTCGGCTCACACGACAGTTAAGCGAACTGCGGAAGAGTTTGAAAAGGAGCTCCGCGAAGAGCTCGGGCGGCAAAGGCGCGGCGGGGAGCCGGCCCGGACCTTCGATGACATGATGCTGCGCTTTACCTCCGAACACCTGCCCGACCTCGCGCCGTCGTCACAGGAGCGGTACATCATATCGGCCCAGCACATGGTGCCGCATTTCTCAGGCTTGTACCTCCACCAGGTCACGCTGACCAAGCTGGATCAGTTCATATCCTACCGCAGGCGGGAGGGCGCGTCAGCCTCGACGGTGAGACGGGACCTCGCCTGTCTGTCGTCTGCCTACCGTTCCGCGATAGGCTGGGGCTGGGCGGACGCAAACCCGGTCAAGATGATGGACAAGCGACGGGTGAAGGTGGGCGATCCCCGCACTCGCTATCTCACGCGAGAAGAATTCGACCGCCTCATAGAAGCGGCCAGCCCGTACCTCAGGCCCGCCATCGCCTTCGCCGTCCACACCGGACTGAGGCGGGAAGAGCAGCTTTCCCTGACATGGGATCAGGTCCATTACGGCCGGCGGGAGGTGTTCGTACCTGTCACGAAAACCGGCACACCGCGCACGGTCCCGCTGACCGACGGAGCCATTGCCGCACTACGCTCAATAGCGCGCCACATAAGCGCGCCCTGGGTCTTCTGTACTGGGGAGGGGGAACGGTATCGGCGGCTCACCCGAGGGCTTGCCGGAGCCGCGAGACGGGCGGGAATCGAGGATTTGCGCTGGCACGACCTCAGACGCACCTGCGGATCGTGGCTGCTACAGTCGGGCGTCGATATCTTCCGCGTCAGCCGGTGGCTGGGGCACAAGACGGTGGCCGTAACCGAGCGGTCCTACGCCTTCCTGAATATCGCCGATCTGCATGACGCCGCACAAATGTCGGCACATGGGCACCTGCATAGCAAGGCAGCGGAATCGACAGATGCTTGATATTGTAAGAGAAAGTGGTGCCCAGGGGCGGAATCGAACCACCGACACCTGCATTTTCAGTCCGGGTTGCGCGGACCAGAAAAACGGCAGAAATGGCGGATTTATGCGGGTTACAGGGTGCGGGGGCAGCGTAAATCGTGGTATAAACGGGGAACGTGATCGCACAGGAGTCGGCACAGCAATGGCACGATGGGACAACCCCGACGATGGAATGGAGGCGATGAACCGGGAGCGCGAGGTGCTGGCACGCTACGGGCTGGAAAGGCGCCCGCTCCTGAAACGGCATTGCCCGATTACCGAGGAAGAAGAGCGGTACATTCAGGAGCCGTTCTATCGGCGCGCACAGGGCTTCGTCTATTTCATTCAGGCGGGCGAGAGCGGACCGATCAAGATCGGCTTTTCGTCCGATCCGAAGATGCGCTTCGGTGCCCTACAGACGGCCCACCACGAGACGCTGCGGCTTGTCGCCACCATGCCCGGCACTGAGAGCGATGAAGCGAAGATGCACAAGCGGTTCAAAAAATCGCGCATCCGGGGAGAGTGGTTTCGCCCGTCGCATTATCTGATGAGGCTTATCAGGGATTTGAAGGATGGCCGACTATAGACGTTCATGGCGTGTTCGCAAACCGGCTTACGATGTGAGGGGAAATGATATGGACAAAGAGCTACAGGCGGCGCTTTGGGACTTCGTGAAAACCCGCCGGGACGAACTGGCCTTGGCGCAACGGCGATACGAGGAAGCGGAGGCGCTGTTGCAGCGGATGCAAGCCGCCGGGCTTGACGACCACCTGCCGAGCCCTGAGGACGTGCGCGCGGCCTTCACGCCATGACCGATAGGAGGAGATGATGGACATTGACGAGCTGTTCGCCGGCCTGCGGGACTGGGATGTCGGCAAGCCTCGCTATGAAGGCGCGCAAAGCCCCTACGCTGTGCATCTTGAATTTGACGACGTGGAGGCCATCAAACGGTGGGCCGCGCTTCTTCTGGACAGAATGCCGGACAACACGGAGGCGCAGCCATGACCGTGCAATCGCCTGCCGACTGGATCGACGGCTTCACCGCCGGGGTTGCGCTGATGTCCAGCGTCCCGGATGCCCGAGAGATGTATGAGGCACGCGTTGCGGAGTATATCCGGGCAAAACGACGGCAGAAAGAGGACGAAGGGTCGCGGAGGCCGCCACCCCTGCCCTCGCCCTCACGATAGCAAGCCTGCGGGCAAGGGAGAAAGGGTAGATGACCGATATTGAACGCATAGAGCTGGCTGCCCGGCGAATCGCCGCAGCCCATTTCAACCACAGGGACGCCAGCAACCCCGCCATATCTGCCGCGTTCCATGCCTTCGCGGACGAGTTGGCGAAGATGGAGACGCCCCGACAGCCGGAGCAAGGATGATGGACTTCGCCGCAAGAGCCCGCGCCATAATGGCGCTGCCGCCGGTCAACCAAACCGAGACGAAGGCGACCATAGCGGCCATCGAAGCCGCCCTGCGGGATGCCTGGAACGCGGGCGCGAAATCAGGAAGGCTGCGACCGGAGACGGCGGAGGAGGCGGCTTCTCGCTACAGAATGCGTGCGGAGGAGCAGCACTGATGCCCTACCGCTACAAGCTGGTACGGGTCCTGTTCAACGACTCCGTGACAAGCGCCCCCGATCCCGCCGAGGACGCGGAATACGTGGCGGAGTGCATTCGCGAAGCATGCATGACGGCTGACCTTCACCTTCTATGCGCTTACCCGGAATGTTCCTGTAAGCACATGCCAGCGGGGATCAAAGCCCTCCTCCGGTCTCCGCTAATGCGGGGGGAGTGATACAGAATACAGTTCACCGGCGGTGAGTTATACGGAAAGGCGGTTTGGTATAACTGGCCTACTCCCGGCTCTCCCGCCACAGCAGCTCTACAGGCTCACCGCAGCACCGCACAGCGATCCAGAAAGTAATCGATGTCCGGGTTTTTAATCAGACCGGCCGCGCGTGCCCTTCCGCCGCCAGATAGGTGTCGATCCGCGCATCCTCGCCCCACGGCAGCGGCAGCGAATGCAGCGACGGGTCGTAGATCACGTCATAGCCACGTTTCAGCCACTCCTCCCTTCCCGCGACGTAATCGCCGTAGAACAGGTCGGGATCGCGGTCCATCGTCTTACTGATCCGGGTCGGCCCGAGGGACGAGCCCGTGAAGGCGAGGCCCCACTGGCCGATCCGCGCGTCCCCCACGCAGCAAGCCGTTGCGTAGTCGTGATTCGCGACTCCGCCGCGACCGAAGAAGTGCGACTTCTTGTCGAACCGGCTCCCGATCCGCTGGCCGTTCTGCGCGTAGGGCTTCGGCTGGCCGAAGGAAGAAGCGGTCCAGTCGGACACCAGCATGGTGCCTTTCGGATAAACGCTGTCATCATGGCAGATCACCAGGTTGGCAAAGCCGTCGTCCGGCATCTCCTGGATCACGACTTGGCGATCGCCGCCCGGCGCGATCTCGAAACGCAGGCATTGGCTCATCGCCGACGACGCGACATAGGCCCATTTGCGCCCGCCATCTTCGTAGCGCGCCAGCCCCTCCGGCCAGATCATGGGGAACTGGCGTATCTCGGCCACGCTGGGCTGGCGGGGTCCCATGCTCTTTAAAGCCTTGTTGGAAAGCCGCCGGCTGGTTGGTTCGGAGGTCGCGTCGATCAGCCCGGCCTGCGCCGAGCCATCCACGATGTAGTAGAGGAACGTGCCATCCTCTTTCCACACGCCGAGGCGGTTGCCGAACCGCTCGCCGATGACGATCTCACTGGCGTCGGCCCCCATTATCCCCTGCCACGGGCCCATCAGATTGTCCGCGAAAACGGTGATCTTGCACGGCACCTGCCCCGGCATGGTGTCCTTGTCGAACTCCGCCACGAGAACGCGGTTGTGCGGCGTGTCGAACAGCAGGCATCTGGGGTTCGTCAGGTGCCGGCCGTTCTCCATCCTGAGGCTGTTCGGCAGAAAGTGGCCGCCCCACATCTCGCGGACGCCGTGCGGCTCCGGGCAGCCCGACCAGTCGCCGACCAGCTCCAGCATTCCCGCCTTGCCCGCGACGTGCCGCCAGCCTGCCAGAGTGATGAAATGCCCGTCGGGCTTCATCATGCGGAAGCCGTGCGCATCCCAATACCAGAGCCCGCCAGTGTGGGTCCATGCCATCTGGGTTGCAGGAGGTACGACCGCCATGCCGCGCGGCCCGTCGAAGATCGGCGTGCTCGGAAGCTCCTCGGTAATCTGGTGGGTGTAGTAGTACTGACGGGTCTCCGCCCCCATCCGTCCCTGCGCGTCGATATGCGGGATGTAGCGCGCGACGGCGCGGTGCGCGACGAGTGGCTCCGACGTGAAGTTATTGCCCTCGATCGGTCCCGGCTCTCTCGGCAGAAGCGGCTGGATTCGCGGGTCGAACGCAAGCGGTACGACGCCGCTGGTCGAAAGGCCATGGCGCGATGTGTAATTCTGCTCGGTGATCGCCATGAAGGTCTGGTTTTCCGCCAGCGTGCCGTGATCGACATAGACATGGGTCCGCGCCCCCGCCTGCCCGTTGGGCCGCAGGATGCGCAGGAAATAGAGCCCCTCCGTCAGACCATGGGCGTCGAAATCGAACCTGGACCGCAGGGCGGTGGGGTCGGGGCTGTCCTCGGCGACCGTCTGCCAGCCGCCGATCTCGTCTTCCGTGACCGGCGCGAGCTGCAGCCGGTAGGCGCCCTCGTTCAACGGGTTCCGCTGCCGGTGATATTCCAGCGGCAGATCGTCCGGTATGACGATCCGGTTCTGGGAGCGGTAATAGCTCGACGGGTGCATGTGGAGAGAGAGAAACGCGTCATCGGCGCGTACCGCCTCCGTGAGCATGTGGAAGTTCCAGTCTGGCCTGGGAAGCGTGGGGTCCTCCTCCGGCTGCTCGGGCGGGTCCTGTGGCGTTTCCGGGGGGTCTACAGGCGGGTCCGCTTCCGGCGGGTCTTCGAGTACAGGATCGGCCGGCTGCTCGTCAGCAGGCGGCTGCGGGGCGTCCTCAAGGGCTTTGACGCGGGTTTCCAGCGCGGCGAGGTCTGCCTTGGTGGCGAGATGGAAGAGATCGTGATCGTGGGCCCCGTCAGCCATGGGACTGCCTTTCGTGTTACTTCAGCAGCGGGGCCTACAGCGTGTCGGGCACGCCGTCATTATCGCAATCGAGGGGAAGCATCTTCCCGGTGCCGACCTTCACCTGTTCGGCGAGATAGACGGCATAGGCCTGTTTCCGCTGCGCCATGGAGCGCCGGCACTCGCCCTCGACGGCGTTGGCGAGACCCTTGGCCCCGTATTCGGTCGTGAAATCGACGGCGCGGTCCACATACGAGCACGCCCCGAGCAGCAGGGCGGCGGTGATGACGGTGAGAAGTGCTTTCATTTCCTAGCTCCTTTGGTTGGTCAGGGTGTGAGTTGGAATCCGACGGCCGCCGCTGCCCCCAGAAGCAGGGTTGCCATGATCGCCTTGTCGATCTTGTCGGCCCATACGAGAACGGTTGCGAGCAGCAGAACGCCGCCGCCGGCAAGGTATTTTAGGACGAGCGGGTCCATGTCAGTCTCCGTATCAGGGGTCGAGGCCGCCAGTGACGACGGCCCCGGTGGCGAGAATCAGGCCGTAGGGACGGGTACGGCATTCTGATTACGGACCGCGTTGGATAGTTCGCAGCCTTCGTCCTGCGGGTCCGCCCAGCCGCCGAGATAGTAGCGGGCGACGGTCTTGCCGTTATCGTTCATGACGAAAACGGTGCCATTTTCGAGCGCATGCCGTCCGCCATCAGGCCGCTCGATCCAGACCTTTTTGATGTTGTCACTTCTTTCGGAAACGGGCTCGGCGCCGACATACGGCGTCTGAATGAGGGACTCGTGCTTGCTCGGAAGTACGTGGAGTACGGTCAACATGCTTCTTCTCCTGATGCTGCTATACCGCTTCATCCGGAGCGGCGACGGACCCGCAAGGGGCGGATGGGATTGCCTTCACAAAGCGGTGTGGTATAATCGGGACGTTGGAATGGACTGCTCTAGACCGGGTGTCCGCCTCTGCAATGCAAGCGGCCCCGGTCAGTTCTCACCCCTGAGGCGATATGGACGCTACAGAAAAAGTTGACGGCTTTGCTGAGGGTGCGCGGCCGATCTGTGCGTTCTGCAATGCGCCGTGGACCGACGAAATGATCCGCACATTGCACAAGACCGAGGTCGAGACCGGCTATTACGAGGGCGATATAGATGGCGTCGATCTGTATGAGGTCATTGACATTACGTGCGCCTCCTGCGAACGGTTGATATATCGCAAGGAGATCGAGAAACGGATGCCATCGTACAGCTACGAATACAAGTAGAGCGCCCGGCCACCCCTCACCGCTCCCGCCGCTCGATAGCCCTCACCGCTTGCACGCGGAGGGTGTCCAGCCGTGGGTCTGCCGGAAATCGTCGCACAGCCTGCGGAGAAGCGTGACGTTCCCCGAGGCCGCGGCGTTCTCGATCCGGATCAGCGCGATCTGCTGTGAGTTCGCCCCCACCTGCTCCACACGGGCGTAGCGGGCGTCGAGGAAGTAAGCCCCTCCCCCGATGGTTCCGATCAGGCCGAGGGCGGCGGTCAACTGGGTTACGGTGATCATCAGCCCTTCACCATGTAGGCGATGATCAGCCCGAGAAGAGACACGGCGACCCCGCCGAACGCTCCGAACAGCGCCGACCGGCCGGCCGCGTAGGACTGGTTCTTTTCCAGCGCGTTCAGCCGCCGGTCGATATCCTCCTTGGTCGGGATGGTTTTCAGCGCCGCCGCCGTCGCATCCTTGATGGCGGCGATCTGCAAGTCCACATGCCGGTCGAGCGCCCTGACCTGCGACTCCATGTATTCCCTGAGCGATACGTCATTCATTGGCCGCGACCCTTCTCCGTTTTCCACATGGCGATCAGCACATAGACGGCCGCGATCAGCAGCCAGACGAGCTTCATTTCAGTAGCCCGCTGTTGCCGAGATCAAACCGTTCGCCCCAAAGCACCCGCTCCCCGTGATCGGCCACCAGCCGGCGGCCATACAGCGTCTCTCCCTCGGCCTCCATGAACACGTCGGCCGACTCCGGATTCATGGAATCGCCGATCATCCGGCCGATATGGGTACGTCTCCGCTTTACCCAGAACACCACGCCCTTGTTCATCCCGACCGGCTCTATGTCGGCGCGGATCGTCACCACGGCCGACGCGCTCGGCTCCGGGAGATCGACCATCTTGTGCGCCAGCATCACGACGGCTCGCCGACAACCGGCATGACGGGCTGCCACGCCTCCCCGGCGGCGATTGGACAGGACCATCCGTCCGTCCCGGTCAGCAATAGCGTCCATGTCGTGCCGTCCCGCGATTCGAAGCGTTCGAGCACGTTCTGTTGGTCAACGATGCCGTGCGCCACCAGCCGCTCGCCGTATTCGCGGTCGAGATTGGCGATGATTTCGTCCCGCTCGCCGCAGATAGCCTGCCCCCGCGCCGGCTCGGTCAGGAACAAAGCGAGGATGACGCCCGCGAGGGCGATTATGAAAAAGGGAAGCGCTTCATGATTACCTCCGGGCGGCGGATTTCAACATTGACAACCTCCGCGTGTCGGGTTGCAATCGGGCATGGCTTTGATTGACCGGGTTTTCGAGAAGGCGGTCATGACGGCGATCGGGGTGATCGTCGCCGTGTCCTGGCTCTCCAATTCGCTTGTCGCCTTTGCGGCCGGGATCGGAGTCGGGGCGCTGGTCCTGTGGGCGGTGCTTTAGGGCGCGTGGTAGAGTGCAGGCTTTAGCGGAGGGGAGATATGCGCGAAACAATCACGATTCGCTTTCTGCTCGACGGCCGCGAAGGATCGGTGACGCTGCCGCTCGATGATCCCGAGATGCTATCGCACCCACCGCATCGCGAGCGCATCATCGCCGCAGCCTGCACGAAGATTCCGGAAGGCGCGCAGATGATCGGATGGGAGAGTAGCTAGGACCTTCGCGGCCGGCGCGCTTCGATCTGCGGCATGTCCGGGAGCAGCATGTCGTACAGCTCCTCGGCGGTGAGCGGCTTTTCCGGTTTCGGCGGGTTGAGGATCGTCGCCAGCTCCGGATCGGTATCCGCGACTTCTTCCTCGGCATAGCCGGGGCGGAGTTCCGAATGGGCAGAAGCAATGGAGCCGTCGCCTCTACGGTGGACGTACCAGATCATGCCGCAATCTCCGTGATGGTGATAGACGAGGCGATGACGCCGCCGTACAGCCGGGCGCTGCTGGCGCCGTTGACCGTCATTGTCGATCCCGTGTTTCCACCGGCGCGGACCTTGAATGTCGTCTCCGAGGTTGTGCCGGCGGTCATGGTGTGCCGAAATGCGGCGACTTCCGCCGCGCCCGCCGCACCTAGATTGTTAGCGACCGCGGCAAGAGCGGCAGCGGTGGCGTCTTGAAACAGCGCCACAGCGATGGCTGTATCGACGCTGTGTGTGTAACACAGCACAACGTCGATCAGGAGGGTGTTGCCGGCATCGGTCGGCGTGATGGCGAGTTCCAGGTACTCATCGCCCTCATCGTTCTGCGGGATTGTGTCATCGGCGGGAAGGGCCGTGGTGCCCGTCGCCACCGCGCCGTCTTGGGTGTTGACGACCTGGACGACGCCTCCTGACTTCGTAGCCAGCGGTTGTCCATCCGCCCTGAAATAGCTCAGCACCTGCACGGTGTTTGCCGCTTCGGCGAACCCGATCAGCCGGTCCCCCGCCGCCGTCGTGATATTGGCTTCTCCGGGAAGATCGAGGGAGGCACCATGTGTCAGGGTAAGCGCGGCGTCGAATTGCAGCATGAACAATGTTCCGGCTGCGACCGTGATGGCGGAGAACCCCGTGGTGCCGGTAACGTCGAAATAGTTGCCATCCGTTCCCAGCACCAAGGGAGAGGCGGAGGCGATATCGGCGCCCTTTCGCCACGTCACGATGCCGGCCGACATCGCATAGGACGAAACCACATGCCATTCGCCCGCATCGCAACGCAGCGTAACGGACTGATCCTTGGCCGACAGAACAAGCGTCGTCGCCCCGTCGATGGTCTCCGCCCCGTTGCCGTCGATGGTGACCAGGTTAACGGAGGTGTCGGTCTTCTTGACCGTGATCTCGAATCCATCCCCGGCAGTAGCCGCGGCAAGCAGCGTGATCGTGACCGCACCGCCCGAGGCGTCCACCGCGAACACCTTCGTGGCATCGTCGATCTCGACGTTCTGCGAGGCGCTGACATCCTCGACGGCGCCGGATGCCCCGGCCGAGCCGGAGACCGGATCGGCGTCCCATATCTCCACATCGGCGGCGTCGGTGAGGACGAAACGGTAATCGCCGCTCTCGATGTAGATCGGGATGAACCGGCCGTCTGCATCGGCGACAACCGGGTTGGCGTTCGCCGTCGTCAGCCCGGAATCGGAGAAGGTGTCCTTTCTGGTCAGCGTCCCGCTTTCATAGGCGTTCAGCTTCGCCCCGGAAATCGGGTCGCCGTTGGCGTCGAACACCTGCTCGGCGGGTACGATGAAAAGCGATGCCATTCAGAATTTCTCCATATGGAAAAGGCCGGCGATCCGGCCTATGCTTTCCGCAACCGAGGGAGGTGACGATGACGCGGACTGTCGTATGCCTGCTTGGCCTGATGCTGGCGGCCTGCCAGACCACGCCCGTCACGATGCGCAACGTCTCGACCGGACAGACGGCCACCTGCGGCCCGTTCTATACCGGGCTATCTGGTGGAGAATTCAGAATGCAGGGCATCGCCATGCGAGAGGCCCAGTGCATCAAGGACTTCAAGGAGCAGGGCTACATCCGCGTCCAGCACGCCGAATGATCGAAGCCCTCACCGCCCTGACCGCCGACCCGTGGCGGGTTCTCGCCCTCACCATGATGGGGAGCGGTCTCGTGGTCTCCGGCATGATAACCGGCTACAAGGTCTCGTGGTTTCTCGGCATAAACCCGGCGCTCGGGAGCTATGCCGGGCTGATCGTCGCCGTGCTGTGCGGCGTCGCGTATTTTACCGCGTAGGGGGGAAGACTTCCTCCTCGCGCTCCTGCAGGCGCCGGCGCTTCGTCTCGATGCTGTCGATCGCCTCGCGGAACGCCTCCTCCGACACAATGTTCCGGTCCCGCTGCCGGGCGATCCGGCGCTCCTCGGCCCTCAATGCGCGCCTGGCCTTGTCGAACTCGTAGGCGCGCCAGTCGAGGTTGGACTCCACGTCCTGCGGTTTCAGCTTCACGCCGAAGGAGGATGCCACGGCTTCCGGGACCGGGTATGGCCTTCCCTTCGGATCGGTCGCGCCGTCGAGCGCGAGCCCGATCTTCTCCCAGTACCACGAGCCCGGGATCCACGCCGCCGACGGCATCCATGACTTCCACGCCCAGTCGGCGATCTTGCCGGCCTTGTCGGCTCCGGTGTCGGTCATCTCGTTGGTGATCGGCTCCCCGGTGAAGGCCGACTTGTTGAGCGCGAGCTCGGCCGCCAGCATCAGCGGCCCGCCGAACTGGATCGGGGCGGGGATGGAAAACGCGCCGTGACCCTGGCTGAGATCGAACACGTCGCCGGCCGGTATCCACCTGCGGATGTCGAGGAAGACCGGGTTGCCGTGCGTATCCCGGTAGGGCATGCGCTGCATCCGCTCGACCCCGATCCAGGTGTAGCCCCGCTCCTCTTCGCGCATTGACCTTCGTTCCTCGTCCTCGTCGCCCGGCGCCATCATGTAGGCCATGTAGCTCGCCGCCTGCGCGATCAGGAAATACTTGGCGAGCTTCCACGGCCGCGTCGCGATCGAGCGGGCGATGACCGGGACGGCGCGATAGGTGTAGGCGATGAAGGGCAGCGCGGTCCGGCGGGCGGCGTTCACCCACGGCGCCTTGATGTCGTAATTGAGGAACTGCTGCAGGGCTTCCGAAGCGGCGTTCTCCGCATTGTCTCCGAGCGAGCGGCGGCGCATGTACATCGCCATCCGGAAGATTTCATCCTCCATGCGGTACATCTCGACCATCTTGCGATCGGCGGCCTTGCCGGTGCGCCAGATCGCATCGGCCACCTTACCCAGGGCGCCGAACTTCGCCAGCACCGGGTTGCCTGCGGATACCTGCCGCTGCAAATCCTCGAGGATGGGCTGCAGCACGTTGCGCCGGATCTCCTGGCTGATGATGTCGGAGCCGAACGCGCCGTTCTCCTGCGCCTCTTTGAAGTCCGCCGTCTCGTTCACATAGGCGCGGATGCCGCGCACAAGGTCCTGCAGCCGCACGTCGGCGAGGTCCATGAACACCATGTTCGACATGACGTTGTTCATGTGCACGACCGGGGAGCGGGCGGTCTTGTTGAGCTTCCACTGCGTCAGCAGCTGCGTCCACAGGTTGGGCTTCGACAGGATGTCGGCCTCGTTGAGGTCACGCCAGATTTCCGCCCGCACGAATTTGCCCGCCAGCGCGCCCCAGCGCTTCTTGCCGCCGGTATTGGGGATGTCGGTATCGGGCACCTTGACCCATTCGACCGAGTCGTCCTGCCACAGCCGGCGGTATTCGGTCGGATTGGCCCATTTGCCGTTTGGGGTCGCGGTGCGGGTCCACGTCGAATTCTGCGCGATGTCGCGGTAGAACCGGCCCGTCGAGAGATCCTGCGCCATCAGCATGAAGGTCTTGCCGATGGTGTAGCGGGCGTCGAGGATTTCGCCCATGCGGGTCCGTTCCGGCTTGGTGAAGTCGCGCCAGAGCGTGATCTTGCCCTTTGCGGTAGCCCTTACTTCCCACGTCCCCTGATCGGCGAAGTCGCTGTAGCGGTCCGGGATCGCCTTGTCCGCCGGCCAGTAGATGCGCCGCTCGATCTTCGGGGTGGCCGGTTCCACGATCTCCAACGTGCCTTGGTCGGCATATTTGTCGAGGACGGTGAATTTCTCGCCCTTGACCGGCGCGCCCCTGCGGCCTTCGCGGAACTCGGACACGTCCTGCATGGCTCGATCAATAGGCACTTCGAGGAACATGCCGCGGCCCTTCAGCGCGTCGCCCTGTATCCTCTTCCGCTTCTTGGTCATGAAGCTGGTGAACCATCGCGACAATGCGGGTTGGTCGCCTTCGTGCTTCATGTAGACGCGATGCAGATAGGTGCCGCGGTTGCGGTTGTAGGATTCCGGGGAAACGAGACCGAGAGAAACGGCTTCGGCGCCGAGATCGTCGATGGCCTGGCGGATCGGGGCGGACAGCTTCGCCATCTCGCCGGTCGGGATTTCCTCGCCGGTCAAGACGGACTGCAGGACCTTGGCTTCCTCGGCCCCGATATTGCTTTTGGCGAGGCTCTGGATGATCTCCGCGCCCTTCTCGGCGATCTCGCGCTTGTCGAGGTCGAGCTTGCGTTCCCGCTTCACGTATTCGGGGTCCAGCCCGTAGCGGTCGATCAGGCCGCGCCTTGCATTCTCCAGCAGCGTGTTGGTCCATCCGAAGGGCGCGCGGTCGGGAAAGCGGGCGGTCTTGAACGCGGTCTCGGCCTTGTCGAACAGCTTGAGCCCCGGCTTCCACTCGCCCTTTTCGTTGACGCCGCCGAACCAGTCGAACGGGAGCCGCATGGCGCGGTCGAGCGGCTGGCCGCGGGCGATCATGCCCTGGCCGGCCGTCTGGCGGTTCTCTGCGCTGTCGGGGGTGTCGGGGGTGAGGCTGAACCGCTCCGTGCCTCGCCGGCCGGTGCGCCTCCGCTCCCGCGTGCCAGCCTCGCCGCCCTCGACCCGGGCGAACACGTCATCGACCGTCTGGAAGCCCTGCCCGCGCAGCGCGTTGGCGAGCGCCTCGAGGAACTTCCTGACCTTGGCGAAGGCGCGCCGGATCAGCCCGCCGATCCGGAGGTCGCCTGCGCGCCAGTCTGAATAGGCGTGGGCGATGCCCTCCTCGGTCTTCACCCATTCCGGGAAGCCCTCGTAGAGGCTGTCGATCCCGTACTGCTCGCGCCACATCTTCTCCGATGCCTGCGACAGCAGCTTCCATTCCGGCTCCGTGAACAGGCCGAGCTCGCGCATCGCATGGATGGCTTCGTGACGGGCCGCGCGCGGGGTGTCCTTGCCGGCGAGCGCCAGGTCGATCACGCCGTGGAAGTAGCGGCCCTCGGCGTCCCATTCCGGGCCCCGATCGACCGATGCGGTGATCCGGTCGGCGATCCGGAGCCCGACGTCGTGCAGCCCCATGCCGTCGAGCAGCTTGCGGATTTCACGTGAAACAGCCTCGCGCCTGCCGGCGAACTCGTCGGCGAAGTGGTAGCGCGTGCGGACGCGGCCGGCGCCGGAGACCTGCTCCTCGGTCTTGAATAGCGGCTGGCCGGCGGTGACGCTCTCGCGCATCTCGGGGGTGATGGGGAGCGCGTGGACCTCCGTCATGCTCTGCCGCTGGCGTGCCGCCTCGCGCGTATCGCCGCTGCGCCACAGGCCGGGCCGCTCGCCGGCAATATTCACGGTTCCAACCTTCGCCCCCCACTTCTTCGCGTATTTGTTGGCGAAGCGCGGGAGTATCCGGTCGTAGAAGCCCTTCATGCCCTCGCCGCCGACCTTGAGGTCTGGACTGTAAAGATCGCTCCACTGCTGACCCGGATGGTTGCTGCGCTCGCCGCGGGCGATCTTGTCGGCGATGTCCTTGCCTATATGGTCGGGAAGCTGTGCTTCGGGGATGTTCTCGCCGAGTGTTAAATCGCGACCTTCTATCGTCTTGGCCTTCAGATGGAATGTGCCGTCCGGGTTCTTCTTGTAGCGAAGGTAGGATACTTTCTTGCTTAGATCGTACCGCTCCGCCTGCTGCTCGCCGGTCGTCCACGCGATCCTGTCGAAGCCGTTCTCGGCCGCCCAGCGCAGCGCGCGCTTGAAGGCGATCTCGTGCCAGGAGGACTTGAACGGGGCGTCGGGGACGCCGCCGGTATCGGTGGTCCGGTCAATCTCGTCGAGGTCCTGACTGGCTTGCCGCCATTCCTGTTCGAGTCGCTGCCGCTCGCGGTCGAGCCGAGCGCGCGCATTGGCGCCGTCGATGCGGCTCATTGTGGGGCTCGGGCGGAACTCCCGGATGGCTTCCTCCGCCTCACGCAGCGCGCGGGCGGCGCTATTGGCGCGCTCCCTCGCTTGCTGCGCACGGCGAACAGCCGCCTCGTCGCGATACCCCTGCTTCCGCCCCTTCTGGTGCCAGTCGGACTGGATTTCCTCGATGAACAGCACCCGGCTGCCGTCGGCGTCGGTGCGCTCGTTGAAGCGGATATGGGCGAGCACGTTGGGCTCGTCGAAATGGCCGGCGCGGAAGTCGGCGCGCGATTCGGTCTCCCGTCGCACCATAGATATCTGCATATCAATGTTGCCAAGCGTCACATCGCGTCCCGGACCATCTCGTGCCAGCACACGGTCCCGTCGCGCTTGAAGTTCTTCAATCCGTGCCGCGCGCGCTTCTTCTGCGGCGGCGCTGTCGCTCGGCAGCGTCAGCAGCAGCTCGCGGTAATTCTCGCCGCCGGGGAGGGTGTGGGAGGCGAACTTGGTCTCCACCACCTCGGCGGCATCCTGCTCCTGCAATGCTTCCAGCCTACGAAATTCCCGGAGGTCGGCGGCACCCAAGCGCTCGCCATTGCGCATATAATCGTAAAAGTCTTGCAGCCTTTGGAGTTCTTCTTGTGTGAGCCGCGGTCGCACTGCCCCGCCCTTCACCACCTCCTCGACGCGCACCTCGTTCTCGCGCAGGAAGGCCAGCAGGTCCTCTTTCGAGACGGCGCCGGTCTGCGCGTCCAGCCATTCGGCGACGCCCGACCACTCGATCTCCTCGGCCTTCACGCCGGCCGCGTTGCGGATCGAGCCGAGCCATTGCCGCGCCGGCGCCTTCGGGAGCTTCATCGCCTCGACGGCGCGGGTGAGCGCGGAGAAGAACGGCGGCTCCGGAGCGGTTTCGGAACGCTGAAACAGCGGTGTCTCGTCGTCCCGCTTCTCCGCGAACAGCCCCTCGTCGGCGTCCTTCTGCTCGGTTCGCGACCGGATGCGTCCCCTGCCCTCGGCTTCCCGCGCGGCTTGCGCCTGCCGGGCGGAGCGCTCGGTTCCGGGGATGACGGCCTGCTCGCCTTGGGGAGTCTGTTCGGTGGTGACAGGTTGTGCGCCGGTCGGAACCTCATCCACCTTGCTGGTCGCGTCGGTGTCGAGGTCTTCCTGTTGCTCCGGCCCCAGACGGATCGGGCCGTTGTACGGCTCGACCTTGGACAGGTCGAGATCGCCAGCGTCATAGGTGATGGTGATGTGCGGCTTGTAGCCCTCGAAGTCCCATGATGCGCCGGCGTTGCGATACAGCTGCCAGCGCTTCTTCAACTGGCCGTTCTCGAAGCGCAGCACGACCGCGCCCTCGTCGCCGAGTTTCTCGACGGCGCGCGCCCCGCCCGGCGCCGACCCGATCTGCTTGGCGGTCTCGCCGACCGCTTCCCACTCCACCGGCTCGCGCGAGAACGCGACGGTGACGTGCATGTCTTCGGGGCGGAGGGTCTGCTTGAAGCCCTGGGCCTTGGCCCATGCGACGATATCGGCGGCGTTGGTGACGGGACGGTTGGCGTAGAGCGGCTTTACGCCTTCGCCGCGTCCCGCTTCTTCATCAGCGCGCCCAGCTTGTCGCCCTGTGCGGCCAGCATCCGCAGCTCGCGTTTCTTCTTCGCGCTCAGGCGCGGATCGCTCGCCAAGCGGCGGAGCCTCTTCGCCCTCTCGGCGGGCGGTATCTTCGATTTCGTCTCGGGCATCGGACTCCGATTGTAGCGCCGCACGCTCCCAGATGTCAGCAACAACATCGAGGGAATCTTCGCCGGCCATGACACGGGCCACGGCGCCTGTTTCGTCGGCCGGCACCATGCCGATCGACTTGACGGCGGCCGCGATCTCCGCGCGGGCGTTGCTCTCGCGCGCCTGCTCGGCTTCGCTCTCCGCTGTCTCGATGCGCCCGGCAACCTCGCTCTCGTCGGCTTGGGAGAACACCTTGCCGCGCGCGTCTTTCCCGGACGTGTCCCGCCGGATGGCGTCGAGGAAATCGGCGACGGTCGAGCCTTCGGGAAGATATCCTACCTCGACGGCAGCCTCGCGGGCATAGTCGAGCTGCCGGCCTTTCGACCGGACAAGGGGGCCGAAGCCGGGGATCATGGTGCGGTTGCCAAGGTCCATCGCGGACAACTCGCCGCCCTCATCCCTGATGCCGCCTTTGGATGCCACGAACTGCGAAAGCGTCAGCGGTCCCCTTTTCTGCGGCCTGCGGTAGCGGACCTTGCCACCTACCTGTGCGATCTGCTCGTCGATCTTCGCCAGCACGCGTTTCTTCGCCGCCGGCTTGATGGATGTGCTGCCTTCGATCTGGCCGCGGCGCTTCACCAGGTTGTCGTAGGCCGTGGTCGACGAGACGGCCCGGATTTCTCCCCGCTTCGCCATCTCCTGCAACAGCCGGGACGCCTCGCGGGTCTCGATGCCGTGCGCCTTGGCAATGGCGTCCGGGGTCAGGGATACCGTGCTGGCGAGGACGGGCTTGGCGAGGCGAGCGTGCGTGGTCTCGGGCGAGGTGGTGTCGGCGGCGCGCGCGGTCTCGGAAACGGCTTGCGTTTCAGCGGGTTGGGCCGGTGATGCTTGCTCGGGCGCAGCGGCCACGTCGCTTTTCGGACGATTAATTAATTCCGGAGAACGCAACGCGGGACTGATTTCCTCGGGCGCCCCGACCGGCTCCTGTGCCACGGTTTCCGGGGCCTGCGGGGTGATTTCCTCGGCCGGCTCTGCCATGTCAGTCAGGATGGGCGCGTCGGGCTGCTCGGCGCTAAGCGCACGCGATTCATCGACTGCTGCATTAATGGCCGGTGCTCTGGCGTTAACACCGATCAGGCGAACCGGAATGGACTTCATCCCGAGCCGCTTTGCGGCAGCAACCCTATGGTGACCGTCGTTGATGATCCTGGTGCCATCGGCAAACAGGGTGATCTCTACGGGCTCCGAGAAATCCATGTTCCGGGCGACTTCATCGGAAACCTCGCGAACCTCGCCAGCATCGCGAACCCTGAGCGTTTTCGGATCAAGCGCGGTGACATCCGATACGTGGCCCGAATACTTTTCACCTTCTACATAACCGCCAACGTCCTGCCCCGGCTCCGCTTCCTGCCCGATCACCGTCTCGGCCGGCACGGCGCCCTCGGGGAAGGCGGGAGAGTCGTCCTGCCCGAAGTCCGTCTCCGCTGCGGCCATATCCTCGCGCACAGGGGCCGTCCCGGGTGCCGGGGCTGTCGGGCCTTCCTGCGCGTCAGGCGGCGGCTCCGTGGGCTGCGCGCCACGGTCGAACGGTTGTGTCACGACCGCGATGCCACCGCCGACCCCGACGCCCACGATGCCGGCCCGGCGGATCTGATCGACGGCCTCGCCCCACGTCATCTCCTCGCCCAGCGCGCCGGCGTCGTAGCCGGTCTGCAGGGCCTCGGTGAACATCTCCTGCACGCCCTCGGCGCCGCCGACCTTGAGGACGCGGGAAAGGAACTTGCCGCCGGGCTTCATCAGGATGCCGAGCGGGACGCTTTCCGGGATCGCCTCGGCGGCGGCGTAAAACACGGCGTCGGTCGCCGCCTGCTCGGGGGTGCGCCCTTCCGCACGGGATTCGCCGTAGCGGTGCCCGCCGACCTGCGTGGCGATGATGCCGACCGCCGGGGCCGGGCTGCGGGCGGCGATGGCCGCGGTAATGGCGGGGCCCATCTGGACGATGCCCTGCGCGATGTCGTAGGCGTAGCCCTTGAGGCTTTCCGGATCGACCTTGGGCGCGTTGGCCTTGAGATCGGCGGTCGCCTCCTCGTAGATTTTACGCCCGGTCTCGTCCGGACCGCCCTTGCCGATGCGCTCGCGGTGGGCGGAGACGACGCCCTGCCACATCGGATCGGTCGGCTCGATTCCGGGAGGCGGGGACGGTGGGGTCTCGGCGATCGCCTGAAGGGCACCGCCGGCCGCCTGCTTGAACATCGTGGGCGCGTTCTCGATCACCTTCCTGCCGAGCGCCGCCCAGCTATCCTCTTGTGACGCGGCCGGGGCGACCGGTACAGCATCCCCGGCCACGCCGGCGCGCACGGCGGCAGGGAGGTCCGCCGGCTCGCCATCCGGGAAAGCGGGTGCATCGTCGGCGCCGAACGCAGGGATGTCCCGAGCGCCGAAGGCGAAGGCGTCATCCGCTCCGAAGACCGGGGCGTCGTTTTCGCCGAAGGTCAGGACGGTCGCCACTGGCTACTTCTGGCCCTTGGTCACGAACTGCTTCTTGCCGGCGTGCCAGTAGACCGACCCGGCAGGAACCTTGTCGTAGGCGGCCTTGTCGCTGACCACGGGATAGTCCTTGCCGTCGGGAGCCTTGCGGGTCTCGCCCTTGGGTTTCTCCGCCGGACTGCCCTGCTCCAGATACGTCTTGATGTTGCCGAGGATTTCCTTCTGATCCGGCGTCATCGCCCGCACCCACTCCTTGCGGTTCTCCGATCCTTTCGGCAGGAACATCGATCCGAGATACTGGTCGAGCCGATGAACGTCGAACCATTTTTCGTAGGGGCGCGTCTCCGGCGGGCCGCCGTGCTCGCCCTTGCCCGCAAGCTCATACGCGCGGCGATCGGTTTCCTGCTGCTCTGGCGTCAAGGACTTGCGGAACTGCTCGCGCAATTCGACCAACTTGGGATCGTTTTTTCCGAGGTAATGCAGAAAGTCCGCCGCCACCATATCGGTCAGGTCGTCGCCCTTGAAGCTCGGGTCGAAGACTTCGACGGTGGGGCGGCCCGGTGTCGGATTGTCCTCCTGGTCGGGCGTATAGAACTCCAGCTTGCGGCCTTCCGAAATGCCTTTGCTGCGGCTGTCGATGACCGACAGGTCATAGGGCGCGATCGCCTTGTATTTCTGTTTTACGCGATCCGTGATGTCTGCGGCCGGCTTCGCTGCGGGCTTCGCCTCCGACTCGGGCGGCTTGTCGGTCGATCCGAACAGGCTCTTGACGGTGCGCTCGATGAAGCCCGGCTTGGCGGCCTCCTCCTTGGGCGCGATGGATTGCAGGTCCTTCAACGCGCCCTCGGTGTCGCCGGCGACGAACTTCTCGTAGGCGGCAAGGGCGGCGGCCTGCTTCTCCGGGGAGTCGTAGACCTGACGGCTGAAGCGGTCCTTCTGGCTGGAAACCCAGGTGAGCCCCTTGGTGCGCACGTCCGCGCCCGACATGCCGACGCGGGTGCGGGTCGCCTCGTAGGCCGCCTTGAGGTTCGGGAATATCTTGTTCTCGACCAGCCAGTTGGCCTCGCGCACGCGGGCCGGGTCCTTGGCGCCGTCGATATCCTCGGCCGCGGTGCCGCCGACGGGCACGAACTTGCCGGCCTGCATGTAGCCCTTCTGCTTGCGCCCGGTCTTGTCGTCGAAAATCTCGATGATCTTCGGCTCGTCCTTGCGCATCTTGAGGATGTCGTCGAACGACAGGGCTTCCAGCACCACCGTGTTTAGGCTCTGCTGCGCCTCCGGGCCCCATTCGGGCGGCAGGGTATCGACGGGATAGCCGTTCTGGCCGGCGATCTGGAGGGCCTGCGCGTAGGCCGCCGGCTTCTGCGCGTCCGGGGCATCGAGAACCCCGATGGCGAGCTTCGCCGCGCGCGCGCTGTTCTCCTTCGCCGTCTCCTTCTGGCGGTCATTCAGCTTGCCGGTGAGATCGACGATCTTCTGCGCCCGGTCGGGTGCGATGGCGGCGAGCGCACGCAAGGATTCCGGGATGGCGTCGGCCGACCGGCCCGGTTCCGCCCCCATGGCGTCCACGTCCTCGCCGATTCCCGGGTCGGCGGCGCGGGCGGCCAGTGCGTTTCTCGGCCCGGTCATGTCGGCCATCGCCTGCCCGGAGAGATCGGCGACCTTCCCCTCGCGCGCCAGCTTCGCCTCGGCGAGCTTGTTCCGTGTGCCCATCGATTTGATGACGGCGGCCTTGTAGAGCGCGTTGCCGAGGTCCGGCTGGCGGATTTGGAGAGCGGGGAGTTGCATGTCCGGCGCCTACAGATAATCGGCGTTGCTAAGGCTGCGGTTCTGCAGCGCGTTATGGAATAGATAATTCTGGACGGCACCGCTCGCGGCGTTCCCGACCCCGGCATATCCCGAGGCGCGGGCGGTCGCGGCGTTCTGAAGCGCGTTTCCCTGCCCGGCCGCCCCGGTCATCAGGATGTTGGAGATATTCCCGGCACTGGCCTGCCCCGCCGCGGCGGTGGAGCCGGTCGCCGACTGCCCGACCCCGGCGAGGGAGGCGAGACGGTTGGCATAGTTGCCGAACTCCTCCGACCCGATACCGTGGCCGTAGCGGATCAGCCCCCGTTCATGCGCGCCGCCCCTGAGGCTTCCCCGTGCGGCAGCGGAGCGGTCCAGCGCCCGAATACCCTCATCGAAGCGGAACTGGTAGCCCGGCGTCTCCATGAAGCGGTTGCGGGCTTCTTCCATCGAGCGGCTGACCGGGCTCTGGCCGCCGGTGCCCGCGGCGCCAGCGGCACCCCCACCGGATATCGACGCCCGGGCTGAGAACGGGTCCATCACGTCGTAGGCGAGATCGATGGACTCGTTGGTGCCGTCGTCGATCGAGTGGTCCCCGACGGAACGCACCGTAAACCCCTGGCTGCGGAGCTGTTGCGCCTGTTTGCGGTCCATCATCCGCCGGGTGAAGGACGGGGCGGTGGCGGTCTGCGGTGCCGCTGTCGCTGCCGTCTGCTGCCCCGCCTCCGCCGCCGTCATGGGGAGAAGCCCGTTGCGCCCGATCCCGTACAGCGCCGAGAACTCGAGCAGCGCATTCTGCCCGACATCGCGGTACGGCGCGAAGTCGGCGCGGGTGAGGTCGAACTGGCGGCGCTGCTCGGCGACCGATTCGCGGGTCGCCTCGGCCTGCATGGCGGCGGCGGCTTCCGCAGACTTGCCCTGCGCGCGTCCGGCCATCATGGACGCGCCGGCACCGATGACGGCGGACCCGGCGATCGCTGCTGCTACCATGTCACTCTCCAAGCCACAGGCTGTAATAAGTCTCCACGGGCTCGAACCCCATCGCCTCGAACAGCCGGCTCGCGTCCCGGTGGAGCTTCGATCCGACGAACCAGCGCTGTACGCCGCGCCGTTGCAGCTCCGATTTCACGAACCGGAACAGCCGCAAGCCTCCGCCCCTGCCCCTGTGGTCCGGATGGACGTAGAAGATATCCATCGTACAGGTGAGACAGGTCCGGTAGTGGAGGCCCTGCGCGATGAAGGCGATGAAGTAGCCCACCATCGCACCGGATGACCGCAGGGTGACGAACAGCAGTTCGCCCTTCCGTTCCCGGTCGAAATACACCTCGTATTGCGGATCGAGCGGCACCTGGTCCTTGTCCAGCGCCAGCTCCTCCCAGTGTCCGGGAAGCAACGGTTTCAGCTCGTCGAGCCGATCGATGAAGGATTCGACGGCGCACGTCAGCACGGCCATTGCCGGAGATCAGCCATCAGGTGAACGCGGTCGTCCGCTGAATTATTCTCGACCGAATGGGTTTCGTGGGCGGAAAACCACCAGATTTCGCCGGTCTGCATGTTCACGGTCTCGTCGCCGCAATGGAACATGGAGCCGGGAAGGCCTTGAACAACGATGTGGTAGCGCGCGATGTCGCGGAGATGGACGTAATCCCCAACCGCGTCGGCGTGGGGGAGAATCCGCTTCGCCGGCGCCAGTCTGGAAATCACCAGCCGCTCCAGCGCATAGGCCCCGAGATAGTGCATCAGGTCCATGACCAGCTTTTTCGCTTCCGGCAGCTTCGCGGCCTCGGGATACCAGACGGCGGAATGGTCGTTCTGCACCGCCGCCGTGTCTCTGGGATCGGCGGTCCTGTTCTCGTCCGAATAGCGCAGCCAGATGTCATCGACCTCCGAATGCGGGGTGTTTTCATAGGTGCGGCGGAAGGCGTGCCGGTTCCACAGACCGGGCTGGCGGATCAGCGCGTGATGCAGCGGCACCATGTCGAGCCCGCGGCCGATAAGCTGGAAATTTTTCATTATGTCAGTGTCGTGCTCAGCCAGTTGGATTCGTCGTGGATGTAGAGAATCCCGGTCGCGGGATCGAAGGTCATCGGCGCGAACCCTGCCCTCGCCTCGGGTGTGAATGCCGGCGCGCCGTCCGTGGTCGGGATGTAGAACGCCCGCTCCGGCACCACCGTCCGCCATAGCTGCGTGAACCACTGTGCCCAGCCCAGCGAGACCTGTCCGCTGCGCTCGGTCAGGGCTTGCGCGGCCGGCGGCGCGTTGAGCTGCGGCATCAGTGCGCTCCTTCCTGTCCGTTGAGATGCGCCGCCATCACGGAGCGTTTCACGGCATCCGCCACGGTCAGCCGGTAGACGCGCTCCCGTGCCGAGCCCAGCCGGGTCCAGCGCAGCCGCTGCCGGTATTCGCCGATCTTGCCCATGCTGCGCTTCGGCTTGCGGACGGAGAAGGTGCGGCCGCCGTCATCCGACCAGTCCAGCCACATCTGCGGCTCCTGGCCCGACGTGGTGCCGACGCCCGATTCGATGTCGATCTCGAGCAGGCGGTGGAACACCCGCTTGCGATCGTTGTGGATGGGCGGGCCGGTCATAATGCCCTGCATGGTGCCGCCGAATTCGGTGAAGGTGTCCATGTCGAGCTCGCCGACGCGGCCCTGAAACGCATCCCCCACCAGATGCTTGCCATAGGCCTCGACATAGGTGGTGAACCGGAAGTGTCGCACCCCGAAGCTCTCCCGCTCGTGCCAGAGCTGGGCCGCCACGTCATAGACGAAGGCGAGCCGCGCGGTCGGGAAAACCAGATGGTAGAACTTGTGCCCGGCCAGGGTGACGAACCAGCCCCGCGCATCGGAGACATCCTTGCCGCGCAGCTCTTCCTCGATCGCGTGGGTCGAGATGCGGATCGGCGCCCCGGCGGCGCGGTAGATCACCCGATCGTTGCCGAGCCAGAACAGCGTGTTGTCGTCGGCCGCGATGGAGAACGCCGCGGCGCAGCCCCGCTCGATCACCCCGCCGGCGATCCGTTCGAACGGAAAGTCGGCGTTACCCGAGTTGTAGTAGATCTCGGTGATCGTTTCCTTGAACACCCACAGCTGCTGCTGCGAGGACCACACCGCCACCACCTCGTCGGCGTTGGACTCGGCCTCGGCGAAGTCGGTCGCGGTGTGATCCAGCCCGTCATCGAGGGCTGATATCCGGAACTTCGACGTGCCGGCCACGCTGAAGATGAAATACCCGTCCTGAAAGGTGACCGTATCGGCCGCCTCGAAATCGGCGTCCACGATCTCCTGCAAACCCGACGACGTGTCGTAGATCCAGCCGTCGGTTCCATCGACGAAGCAGAGCTGCTGCGGGTCGGCCCGGTTGGACGCCATCGAAACCGGGCCGGTCGAGGTGTTGATGGTCCCGAGAGATGTTTCCGTCCCGGTCGCGGCGATGCTGTAGAGCCGGTCGCCCGCCACCACGTAGGCGATGCCGTTCATCCGGTGGCTGCCGCGCACGGCCCCCGCGAGACCGTCGGAGAAGGACGCGATGCCCGGCGCGTTGTAGACGATGACCGGCGTCTTGGCGTCCTTCGGGGCGGACTCGGCGAAGTAGTTGACGCACCGCTGGGCGGAGAACGGAAGCGCGCGGGCCTTGTAGCTGTTGACGGCGAAGGGAATCAGCATCAGTCGTCATCGTCCGGATCGGGCCGGGTCACCTTGCGGCCCCAGTGATCCAGTTCCCGCCTTGCCAGTTCCGGCAGCCGCGCGGTGTCCATCGTGTTCCGCGTAAAGAAGTTGGTGCGCGTGGTAATCGTGCCGTCTGGCTCGTTGCGATAGACCACCAGCCCGAACCCGTCGATATCCATGGGTGCGTTGCGAGCGGCGTTCACCAGCCACGCCTTGGCCGAGTCTCGTTCCCGCTTCTCGCGGCGCTCGCGCTCGCGATTCAGCCGGACCAGCTTCACATCAGTACCCCGGCCGCGGGCGCTTGACGGGCTTGGGCTTCGGCTTCGGCTTCGGCTTCGGCTTGGGCCGGCTCTTTCCCCCGGCCATGGTCCTGTTAGGCATGGTCATCCATCGTCTATGTCATAGGAGCCGAGACGGCGGTTGAAGTGCTGCGGCTGCAAGGCAAGGTCTACAGCCAGGTCGTCGTCGTATTCGAACTTGTGCGCCTGCATGGAAGCGAACGTCGCCGCCGCTCGAGTTACAAGCATCGGCGAGACCCGCGCCTCCGGATAGTCCGCCGCCAGCCGGACGGCGAGGTTGACCCGCACCGTCTCGATCCACGACACGTCGATCAGCAGCGTGTCCGCCAGCACGACATCGACATGCTGGAAATCGACGCCTTCGTTCTGCCAGCCATGCAGCATGTCGTTGAGGGTGGCGAGGCAGTTGGCGAGGTCGCTCGCCGTTGCCGCCTCGCCGGGCTCGATCACCTGAATCATCCGGAGCGCGCGCTGGATGATGTTCTGCGCCGTGCGGGAAGAAACCGTCTGGCCGTCCGCCGGGTCAGCGGCGACCGGCCGGCGGAGCTGCATGTAGGTCTCGCGCGCCCGCAGGGCAAGCCATTCCGGGGTCTCGCGCCTGTGCTCGATCGCCAGATGGCAGGCAAGATTGAAGCGCACGGCCTCCATCTGCGTCTCGTCCACCGTCAGCGCATCGCCGATGGCGAGCGAGGTATGGTCGTAGTCTATCCCCTCGCGCTCCCACGAATGGAGCATCTCGTTGAGAACCGCCAGCGCATTGTTCTCGACCGATGCCGTCGGGTCCTCGTAGGCTTCGATCACCCCGATCAACCGAAGGGATCGCTTGATCATGTTGGCCGCCGTGTTGCCGGTGACCGTATCGGTGTCCGTGGGATCGGCGCGCACCGGCCGGCGCAGGTGTTCGTAAAGCTGCGCCGCACGTCCGATCACCCATTGATCGGCGGGCTTGCCGTATTCGGTGGCGAGCCTTGCCGCCAGATTGAAGCGGACCGCCTCCATCTGGGTTTCATCGACCGCGACGGCCTGCGCGATGGTCAGGGTGGTATGATCGTATTCGATGCCTTCCCGTTCCCAGGAATGAAGCATCTCGTTCAACGTCGCCAGCGCATTGTTCTCGTCGCCGGCCGTCAGGTCCTCGCCGGCCCGGATGATGCCGACAAGCCGCATGGCCCGCTTGATCATGTTGGCGGCGGTGTTCGCCGATATGGTATCCGGATCGGCGGGGTCGGCCGAGACCGGGCGCTGGATGGCCTCGAAGCCAGACGTTGCGACGGCCGAAATCCACGCCGGGACTTCGACGCGGTACTCCCCTGCAAGGCGCACCGCCAGATTGAACCTGACGGCCTCCATCCATGTCTCATCTACCGCGAGCGCATCGCCTATGGCGAGGCTGGTGTGATCGTAATCGATCCCCATGCGCTCCCAGCCATGCAGCATGTCGTTGAGCACGACCAGCGCGTTGTTCTCGTCGGTGGCCTTGAGGTCTTCGTAGGCGTTGATAACCCCGATCAGGCGCATCGCGCGCTTGATCATATTCGCCGCCGTATTCGCGGTTACGGTATCGCCATCGGCGGGCGCGGCGGCGACGGGACGGCGGAGACTGTTGTAGAGCTCGCGGGCGCGCTCGACGATCCATGCCGGCGCCTCGACCCGGTACTCCGCGGCGAAGCGGATGGCGAGGTTAAACCTGACGGCTTCCATCTGCGTTTCGTCGACGCTGAGCGCCGTCGCCGCCGACGTGATGTTGGTATGGGCGTAATCGACGCCTTCGCGCTCCCACGAATGGAGCATTTCATTGAGCGTCGCGAAGCCGTTGTTCTCCGCCGCCGTCGTGACTTCCTCGCCGGGCTTCAGAAGCCCCACCAGACGGAGCGACCGCTTCACCATATTGGCGGCGGTATTGCTGGTGACGGTATCGCCGTCCGTCGGGTTGGCGGCCAGCGGTCGCCTGAAGCTCTCGTAGGTCTGGGCTGCGCGGTCGATCAGCCATTGCGGCGCCTGTCTGCCGTATTCCGGCGCCAGGCGGAGCGCCAGATTGAGGCGGACGCCCTCGACCCAGCTCGCGTCCACCGCGAGGGTGCCGCTGATCAGGAGATCGCTGTGCGCATACTCGATGTTCTCGCGCTCCCACGCGGCGAGCATCTGGTTGAGGGTCGCGAGCCCGTGGTTGAGGTTGCCGGTGGTCGGGTCTTCCCCGGCCTCGATGACGCCGACGATCTGGAGCGCGCGGCGGATCGTCATGTCGGCGGTGACCGCGGTTTCCGTGGCGCCGTCCTGGACCACCGCGGCGACCGGCCGCTTGATGGCCTCGAACGCGCCGAGCGCGCGCGTCGCGACGAGCTCGGGGATCGGCACGCCGTATTCGGGGGCGAGCCTGACGGCGAGATTGAACCGCACGCCGTCGATCCATGAATCATCGACGGTCAGGGCATCGCCGATGGCCAGCGAGACATGCGTGTAGTCGATGCCTTCGCGCTCCCACGCGAACAGCATGTCGTTGAGCACCGCGAGCCCGTTGGTCTTGTCGAAGGCGGCCGGCTGCTCGCCGGGTTTCAGCACGTTGATCAGGCGCAGCGCGCGGGTGATCACGTTGTCCGCGGTCTTAATGGTCGCGTCCGCGGCGTCCGCGGCGTCGGCGCGGCGCAGGCGGAACGCCTCGAACGTATCGACCGCCTGCTTGGTTATCCAGTCGGGAACCGGATTCCCGTATTCAGGCGCGAGCCGGACGGCGAGGTTGAAGCGGAGCCCCTCCAGCCATGCATCGTCCAGCGTGATGTTGTCGCTCAGCGCGAGCGCGGTATGCGACAGGCCGGGAACGCGCTGCTTCTCCCAGCTGAAAAGCATCTCGTTCAGGGCCGTGAGCGCGTCGCTGGAATCCTCGGCCGATGGCGTTTCCCCGGCCTCGATCACGCCGATCAGGCGCAGCGTGCGGGTGATGAGGTTCAGCGCCGTGGTTGCCACGTCAGGCCGCCTCTCCCTTCGGGGCCCGCGCCATCAGCTCGGCGAAGTTGCCGCGATAGGCTTTCCGGCCGACATGCAGGAACGTGATGTCGGGATCGAGGAACACCTTGCCGCCGGCCTCCCGCCAGTAGCGGCAGAACAGGGCATCCTCGCCCGTGATCTTGCCGCCCTCGATCGGCGCCTCGAACAGGCCGCAGCATTCGGTCCCGTGCGCGTCGTGGTAGCGCTTGTCCTCGTGCAGCGGGATCAGCTTCTTGAAGGCGCGGCGCGATATCTTGAGAAACCCGGCCCCGAGATAGTCGCACTGCATCAGCCCCGTCGCGCCCGGCTTCAGGGCGGCGACGTTGTACATCTCGCCGTCCTCGCGCTTCTGCGGGTAGGCGCCGCCGATCACGTCATGGGGCGAGAGCGCGAGACGCAGCGCCGCCGCCGGGTCCCAGCCGAGATCGGCGTCGATGAACAGGAGGTCGGTTGCCGGCGAGGCCAGGAACCACGCCGCCAGCCGGTTGCGCGCGTCATGCACCAGCGCATCGCCGATGATGAAGCTGTGCGTATAGGCCACGCCGTTGCGCAGCAGCAGGATGGCAGTATCCAAGAGGCTGCTGACGTATTCGCACGGCACGTCCCCGGAATGAACCGGGGTCGCGAGAAAGACGTGCTTCACGGGGCGGTGTCCAGCGCTTCCAGCGCCTTGATCAGGTCCACCCTCGTGGTGCCCGGCACCGGGCCTTTCCCGGTGCGCCGCTGCATCTCCAGCCGCAGATGGTGGAAGCCGTAGCGGTCGTCGTAGGGCGGCGTCACGGCTTCGATTCGGTTGTCGGCCGGCTCCGGGGCGTTCACGGGCTCAGGATCGGACGGCTTGTCGTCATCGGCGCCGTCCACCCTCGCCGGGCTATCGAACCATCCCTTCGGCAGGGTGCCGTCGAACAGGTCCTTTTCGACCCCCCCGTCCTTTCCCCTTCGGTAGCCCCATTGCGGGGTTTCGTACTCTCTCAGGCGACGCTGGATTTCTCCGTTGACTGGCATTGGCTTGTCTCCTTGATCAGACTTCAGTTGCGCCACGATTTCGGGGTAGCGGCGCGGATGGCCTCTTCCGTGCGGACCGGGCCGGCGCCGGGCATGACGTAGACGCCGATGCCCTCAGCGATCCGGTTCTGCTCCTCGCCCCACTGGCGCCATGCTTCGTGCGAAAACGCGATAAGCTCGGCGGCCTTGGCCTCGTTGCCCTGCCGCAGGGCGTCGATCAGGTCGGGCAGGATGCTGGGCGGGAAGTCCCTGCAATCGATCATGCGGTCCTCGGGACGTAGCGGTTGGCTTCGTTGACGACCTGCGCGAGGTCGCCGGTGACGACGCTCTGCGCCAGAGCCGGCGACAGCGCGACCACTTCCCACGTATCGGGGTGCTCGAGCATGCCGCGCAGCAGCCCGCCGCTTTCCTCGGTCATGCCGCCGGGGTAGCGGCGGAGCGCTTCGGCGAGCGTACGCGTCGTCAGGTAGAAATCCGGGGTGGTCACGAAATCCTGTTCGCCGCAGCGCACCACCATCTGGCGCGGACGCGACTCGTTGCGGCCCCAATGGGTTTGGGGACGGAAATCTCCATCGGCGTCGAACTCGCCCTCGAACGAGCCTTCGCAGCCGAAATAGGCAACGCTTGGGTATCCGAGGCAGAGCGCCGGCATGAAGGTACGGCACACGCTCGACCCGCCGATTGCCATGATGCCCTCGTTCTCGGGCGATATCTGCGGGTTGAACAGCCGCACGTCGGCACCGCGTCCTGCCAGTGTCGTTACGAGGAGCGGATCGCAGGTGGTGCCGAGCAAGGCCCGTTCCACGCCATCGATCCATTCCTGCCCCGCGAGAAGCGGGTCGGGATCGACGGTGAACAGCCATATCCTGTCGGTAATGCCTTCTTTCGCCAGCCATGCCGCGGACTGGTTGACGGCCCAGACATGGCCCGGCCAGTGACGAATGGTGTCGAGGTGACGGGCCGCCGATGGCCCGCCGCCGACAACCGCGAGCGGGATGCCGTTCGGCTCGGGAACAAGCCCGATGAACGGCACCCCACTTTGCGCGTTCTGCCTGTCGTTCGCGACGTAGGTCTCGTCAGGGACGAGGCCCGTTGTCGTGAAGTCCAGGCGAAAGGGCATCAGGAAGAGCCCTTCCACAGGCCCAGCGTCTTGAAGACGGTCGCGACTTCCTTCAGGAACGCGATCACCGAAATGATCTCGTCCGAGAGCAGGAAGCCGAACCCGGTACCGGCCGAGAGCGTCACCCAGGTCGCCGTGATGGTGGCCTGTGCGGCACCGGACGGCTGCACCACGGGAGTCGTGCCGTAGAAGGCGATCAGGTCGGTGGCCGACTGCCCGAAGACCTTGCCGTCATTGGGCGTGATGCCACCGATATTGCGCTTGTTCGAGGTGGTCGTGTGTTCGACTGCCATTTTCGTTCACTCCTTGAAACGGCGACGGGCGGCGCTGTGGCCGCCCGTGCCTGTCAGTCCTTGTGGTTCAGCGGGTCAGGGTTACGACGCGCCGGAGACGCGGGTAGCGAGCTCCGGGTAGATCGCCTTCACGCCGTAGAGAATATCAGCGCGAATGATCTCCTGATCGTCATCGATGTTATAGTCCTTGACCAGCCGCACGCTGACGTTGCGGTGCGACTGCCGCGCCTTCCATCCTGCCGAGTCCGGCATCTCCAGCGGGCACATGACCAGCGCCAGCGCGTTCTTGTGGAACACGAGGTTCTGGGGGTACGCCGTCGAGGCCGTGCCGAGATAGACGATGGTGGCACCATCGGCCGGCGCCGCCGAGACGGTCTGGTAGGGACCGGAGGTGATGATCGGCGGCGAGATGGTCAGGTCGGTGTCCAAGGTCGTGGTCGCGTTGGTGGTGATGTCCGAGACCAGGACGAACTGCTGCAGGAAGTCCAGCGTGTCCTTGTTCACCGGGTTGACCGCGAACACCGCGTCGAGGGTGAACACGTCGCCCGCCTTCAAGTCGATCGAGGCGTCCCAGCCGTCGGTGGTGAGGGTCTGCTGGTAGGAGGTCAGCACGTCCGCGTAGGTGGTGGTCTGCGAGGCCCCATCGACCAGCGGCGTGCCGGCATGGGCACCGACCGTGTGGCGCTTGACGTTCTGCGCTTTGTAGAGGTCGATGTCGGCGACGCTGCCGAGACGGCCGCGCCGGTAGGCCTGCTCCTGCGGGCTGCCCGACTTGTCGTTGAGCGCGAGACCCGACAGGTTGGCGACCATGTTCCACGCATCGTCCGGCGAGAGGACGCCGCGGCGCATGTCCGCCGGCACCGCCATCTCGTCGAGACGCTGCGGCGCTTCCTTGAGGTCGCTGAACGAGTTGATCGCCTGGCCCGGCGTGCCGACCCAGTTCCAGATGTGCTTGTAGAGGTCCATCAGGTCGCGATCCACCTGGTCGGCGAGGACGATCATCGCCGGCTTGATGTAGCGCTCGCTGTACTGCTCGATCGTCAGGGTGAGGTCCTGCGTCGAGAAGTTCCACGAGACGTGCTTGCGCTTGTCGATGACGATGGAGGTCGCACCTTCCTCGACATCCTGGTTGGAGCGGGTGGCGCCGTCGGTCACCGTGAACTTCACCGGCTTGCGGATGGTCACGGTGTCGCCGATCTTGACGAACTCCTTCTTGTAGTCGCGATGGACGAGACCGGCCATCACGAGCGAGTTTTCGAGCTGCATCAGCGCTTCCTTGGCGATGATGCTCGGCTCCAGAATTTGCTGGGTCATGGGAGTGGCTATCCTTTACTGCGGCGCCACGCCTCGTATTCATCCTGGCTCATCTTGCTGGGGTCGCGGCTGGGTGCCGCGCTGCCCCGGAGCGTGGGGACGGGATCGGGCGCCTTGGTTGGGGTCCGCGGCTTCTGCCGCTGCGAAGTCGGTTTCGGCTCCGCCACTGCGGCGGCCTTCGCCTCTTCGGCGCCTTCGGAATTGTCGTCGCCGGTATCGTCCGGCGGGGCCTGTGCGGCCAGTCGGGTCTCGATGCGCCCGATCTCGCGGGCGAGCTGCACTTCGCTCAGCCCCCGGAGCTTCATCGCCTCGTCCTGATGGGTCGCAAGCCAGTAGGCCAGTTCCGGCCCCTGCTCGGACTCCACGATCAGGCTCGCGGCGGACTCCGGAATGAACCGGGTCGTGTCGTAGACCACATCGTCGTAATCGTCGTAACGGTCGCGGGCATCGTCCTCGCGCTCGCGGAAGGTTGCCCATGCCTTCTTGCTCGCCTCTTCGGCGGCGGCGGCCTGCTCGGCTTTCTTCGGGGTCTCGATGGCCTTCCGGATGCTCTGGTCGATGCGCTTGTCCGACCATTCGGTGTAGGCTTTCGCCCATTCGCCGGTGTCGAACTCGTGATCTTCGATGGTCGGTGCCGGTCCGATCTCGTCGGCCTCTGCGGCCTCCGCCTCTGCGGCGGTAGCGGCGGGCTTGGTGCCCTTGAGCGTCGCGATCTCGCTTTCGAGCGCGGCGAGCTTACGCTCCATCGCCCTGCGCTCGCGGCGGGCGCGGCTGCGGCGGCGCGGCTTCTTGCCCTGCTCGCCGTCTTTCGCCTGCTCGTCCTCGTCGTCTTCCTCGCCGGCGTTGTCATCCTCGCCAGCCTTGGCCTCTTCGGCCCCCGTCCCGGACTTCGATCCGGGATCGTCGCCGTCCTTTGCGGTGCCGGCGTCACCCGCCCCCACGGGCTTTCCATCCTCGCCCTGATCATCGCCTGCCCCGGCCTCCGAGCCGGGGTCCGGGTTGTCGTCGAGAACCGCCTTCAGCTCGTCCGCCGACAGGTCGCCCCGATCGATGCGCGCCTTTTCCTCGGCGGCGGCCTCTTCGGCCTTCCCGGCGGCGATCTCCGCGGCCGTCTGGTCCGGCTCGTCGGCGAGGCGGGCTTCGGCCTTCTCCAGGAACATCGGATCGACGAAGCGGTTGGAGCTCGCTTCGTTGTCGGGCACGGGCGCGGGCGTCTTGTTGACGGAGTCGACGGTCTCGGTCATCGGTCGCTTCCTTTCTCAGGCGCTCGGCCTCTGCGGCATGAAAAAACCCCGCACGAGGCGGGGTTGTCGGAGACCTCCGGAGAGGTCGGAAAAATTAACAGGCGGTCAGGTGGCGCGGCGTTCCATGTGGTCTCTCCGCCCCGTCAGCCAGAACGCGAGCACGAGCCCGGCATAGCCGAGCGCCAGAATGCCGGCGATCACGGCAAGAGCCGTCACGCCTTCGCCTCCACCGCCGCCATCTTGTCCTTGGCGCATTTCCGCGCGGCTGCCAGCCGGCCCTTGTCCTTCCGGATGCGCGCCGCCTCGGCCAGCGTGCGCAAATCCTCCTCCGCCTTGTAGCGGTCCATCTCGGCCTTGGTCGGGCCGCCGGGGTATGACGCCATCTCCATCTCCTTACTGCTGCGGGCCGGGTCCGCCGGCCATAGCCGGCTGCTGTTGCTGCCCGGGCTGCGGGTTGGACATCTCGGCCAGCCGCTGTTCTATCAATCGATCGACGATCGGATCGAGCACCCCGTCCGCCAGCGCCAGTTCCAGCGCCTTCTTTGCGTTGTCGAGTCGGAGCCCTTCGGTCTCGGCCTCGGTCTTCTCCGCCTTCGCGGCGGACTCCAGCGCCTTGCGCTGCTGCTCGGCCTGTGCGGTCTGCGCCTCCATCATCGCCGCCTGCTGCTCCGGGGTCGGCGGCTGCTCGGGGGCCGGCTCCTCGTCCTCCTCCGGTTCCACCAGTCCCGGAGGAAGGGCTTTCCGGAACCGTTCCGCCATCTCGTCGGCGCCCGGCCAGTCGAGGTTCTTGGCGATCAGGTCGCGGATCAATGACGCCCCTTCCGGATCGGCCTTCATCCAGTCGATCATCCCGGCGGCGGCTTCCTGGCGCTTGGTGGTGAAGGACGGTCCGGTGGACACGACCACATCGTATTTCCCGATGGTGATGTCGTGGATCGCGGTTTCCTTCCCGGTCTCCGGGTCCGTCACCTTCTGGTTGATGACCACGGCCTCGGTCGATTCGTCCTCGTTGAGCACGCGGATGGTGCGCTCGGTGTCGTAAACCTTGGGGATCAGGTCCACGAGCTGGCGGCCGGCATACCTCAGGGCGCGGGTGAGGTTGTCCGAATAGGCGAAGGTGCCGACATCGGATTCCTGCTTGCGCTGGGCAATGGCGATGCCGGACTTCTCGTTCGACCGCGCGCCCAGGGCGGCGTCGTAGATGCCCGTCGTGCTCTTGAGGTCCTCCGAGGCGAGCAGGATTTCCTGCGCCATGCCCGAAGACCCCATCTGCGGCACGTTGCGCGACGGCGCCGCGCCGTTGTTCTTCTCGTCCGGCCTGTAGAGCAAATACGGCAGGTTCCGGTTGTTGGCCTGCCGCCAGTAGGATTCCAGCCCGTGGATGTTGGTGATGGTGACCAGCCACGGCACCTTGGGCTGCAGCGCGATCATCTCGGTCTGCGCCGTTCGCCAGAAATTGTACGCCCGCTGCGGATCCTTGGCGAAGCGGATCACGCCGTGCCGGACGGTGCGGCGCCCGACATGGATCTCCTCGCCCAGTACCGGGATGACCGGGATATGGCGGCCCGGCCAGTGAAACGGGCCCTCCAGCACCTCGACGCCGTTGATGACGCGCATCTCCACCTTGTCGCGCCAGACGACGCGAGTGCGGACGGCAAGCAGGATGTCGTTGTCCTCGCCGACATAGGCGGCCTTGACCGGCAGGCCGGACTCCGTGACCGGCGGCTCCTCCATGGCGGCAAGGTCCACCTCGGCGAGATCGGTGGCGTCGATCGTGCGCCCGTCCTCCAGCAGCGCGAGCGTCCGCTTCTCCGGCGTCTTGGTCCAGTATTCGGCGACCCGAACGGAGTCCCTGGTCTGCCAGCCCGGCACGCTGCCTTCCTGCTCGCGCGTGAAGTCGAAATCCGCCGTGCTCGCCTTGGGATACTTCTTCTTGAATCCTTCCCGGTCCATCGACTGCTCGACGAAGCACCAGCGCGCATCCTCGCGGGTTGGCTCGACGGCTTCCGGGTCCCAGGTGACCGCGGCGTAATCGGTGATCCGCCGGATGCGGATGTCCTGCTCGAACGTGTCGTCGGTCGAATATTCCGTGACGATGCGGAAATGCCCTATGCCGCACCACGCTGCCCCTTCGGCCGCGGTCTGGTAGGCGATGCCGGCATCCGAGCGCGCCTCGACATGGCGGATCAGCCCGGAGAAGATATCGGCGGTCTCCTCATCCGATACGTCGTCGGCCGGGCGCACCTTGATGGCGGGCTTGTTCTGCCGGATGTCGCCGGCCACCTGATGCACGAATTTCGGCATCTGGTTGAAGGTCAGGATCGGCCGGTTGTCCTCCTTGCGCTCCTTGCGGATTTCCTGCGGCCACTGCTCGCCGGCGCCGAACTCAAGGTCCTCCTGCGCCTCTTCCCGGTTGTCCTGGTCATACTGCCAGCCGTTGACGTAGCGCTCCCTTGCCTCCCGCAGGAAATCGGCGTCGGGCCCGCCCGGCTTCTCGTCGGGCAAGGGCGTGCCTTTCAGCGGCTCGGCCATGTTTAAGCCCCGAGCCAGCCGTGCGGGCGCGCGCGGTTGCCGCGCATGGGATCGAGCTTCGACAGGTCCTCGTCCTTGGGCGCCTTCGCGGCGCTCTTGACTTCCTCGTCCTCGATCCGGGAGAGCGCGTCGAGCGCATCGTCGTGGGCGCCGACCGGGAAGTGCTCGTATTCGTCCTCGACGAACAGCTTCATCACATCGACCTGCTGCGATTCCCAGTTAGGCCGGATGCGCTGCTCGAGGAGATAGATGCGGTGCTGCTCAAACAGCGGCTGGAGGCGGCGGATGCGGTCGTCCTTGTGCAGCTTGCCGCCGAGCGGAGTGATGTCGAAATGGTAGGTCTGACGGTCCTGCTCCCACTCGACCGCCTCGATATCGGCCTGCAGCCCGTATTCCTCATAGCCGACGAAGATAGGCCGGTATTCGCGGTGCAACGTCATCACGCTGCCGACGCGATCGCGCAGGCTCAGCTTGTCGTAAACCAGGTCGATCACATACCAGTTGCCGTCGGCACCCAGCCCGAGCACCCACATGGCGGTGAAGTCGCTCGACTTCTTCTTCTTCGACGCCGGATCGACGATGATGATCTTGGTGAGGCTGTCGTAGTGGCTTCCCTTCCAGAAGCGCAGCCACTCGCGCTTGAAGCCCATCGTCGAGTCCGCCTTCGGGTCGAGAAGCATCTGGCAGCCATAGACATACGGCCCCATGTCGCGGCGCTTCTTGGCGTTCTCCTCGCGGCTCATCAGCACCGGCTCGCCGTCGGGCTTGCCGTTCGTGGTCGCCGGGTAGCGGCGCTCCTTGGCGGAGCCGCGGCGGAGGATTTCCTGATAGGGATCGACGGCGTGATATTTCGACCCCTTGTAGCGCACCGCCCCGCCGCGGCGGCCGAGATTGAGAGAGGTCGCCCAGGCGTCGGTGCAGGTCCTGATCTTGGTCGCCGCCTCCCGCCCCGACACGGTATCGAGGGTGACCAGATCGTCGTAATCGAGCACGTCGAAATGCTTGGAGGTCGGCTGGCTGTCCACCACGCCCCATGCCTCGATGGTGGCCTCCTTCGGGTTGCCCTTGCGCTTGACGACGATGCCGTTGTTCTCCGACCAGCGCGGCGCCTGGCTGCGCGGGTCGCGCCACAGCACGTCGGGATAGAGGAACTTCAGATCGTCATTGGTCTCGAACTCCTGCATGATCTGGCGCAGGAACGCCTTGGCCACGTCACGGGTGTGGCTGAATATCCCGATGGTGATCTCTGGATTATTCAGGATGCACTGGATGTTCAGCCCGAACGTCGAGATGGTCGATTTATAGTGCTCCCGCGCCCACAGATCGAGATAGCCGTCCGGCCACGCCTGCACCTCGCGGGCGCGCTCGTATACCCACGGGTGGAGCATGTCCTTGCGATTGAGGATGTAAACCAGCAGGTAGAACAGGTCCTCGCGGCCCAGCATGGCGCGAGCCTCGTGATAGCCGTCCTCGCCGCCGATCTCGAACGCCGCGTTGAGCTTGACCGTATACCAGTCGATCTGCTCGCGCAGGGGCTCAGTGGACGGTCGGGACACTGGCGAGCCTCTCGTCGATCTCGGTGCGCATCTGGTCCATCAGGCGATCCAGCTTGTCGCGGGTCACGTTCTCGGTGCGGTCGGTGGCGCGGCCCTCGAGCAGCTCGTACATCTTGGCGGCCGACACGCTGACCTCCGCCAGCGAGCGGATGTCCGACGGCTTCAGCTTCTTCACGTCGATATGCTGCAGTCCATCGAGCGCCTTGCGAACGCTTTCCGCCGCCAGCCGGTTGAACCGCTTGGCGATCTCCTCGGCGGCCGTGATGGTCTTCGCCTGCACCTGCGCCTGCAGCCAGCGGAGCCTTGTCTGGACTTCCGGAGCCTTGTAGGCGCGGGTGTGGTTGCCTGTCTGGCGCGCATAACCTGCCGCCGCGAAAGCATCTATCCGGGTTGGATACCGGCCCGAGATGATGTTCTGTACGAAGGCTTCGCGCCGGCTGTCGGTCAGCGGCGTGGACCCGTCGTAATCCGCCGGCCCGCCCTTGCCGTTGCTGTAGCGTTTCTTCTTCGCCGGCTTCTTCGCCATCTACGCCGCCGCCCGCAGATAGACCGTCCCCTGCCCGAGCACGGTGACCCCATCGGCCGAGTCCGTGATTTTCAGCACCTGCCAGAATATCCCCGACTTGCCCGACAGATCGGTGGCATCGATGGCGACGGAGGCCTGCCCGGCGGTAAGCGTGATCTCGCTGTCGGCGCTTGTCTTCGTGAGCACCGCGTTGCCGGTGAACGGCTTGCGGCGGCGCCTCGGGACCGCCCTGTACAGCACCCATGTCGCGCTGGCACCAGTCACGCCCAGGGCGTCACCGGCCGCGTCTTTCAGGGCGATGACGATGCTGCCATCGGTGCCGACGGCGTATTCCATCGGCTCGAAGCGGCGGATATCGGAGGCGCTCACGGCTTGGCCGTCTTGCTGTAGCCCGCCTGAATCCCGGTCATGGCGTGGTCTTTCTGGATGCCGGTGAGCGCATGGTCATGCTGAATCCCGGTCAGGGAGTGGGATTTGGTGAGCGTCAGTTCATCCGGGAGCGAATAGCCTCTCAGCACGAGATCGGCGATCGTGCCGCTGAAGGTGCCGTTGCCGAACCCCCTCGTAACTACGGCCCGGATTGCCATCAGCTGGCCCGCGTTATGCTCGTCGGACTCGTGCCGTCGTCGAGCGTGAACGTCGCCGCCGTCGTGGACCCGTCGAGCTTCTTTGCCGTTCCGGTGGTGCCGGAATAGCTCATCTCGGTCAGCACGGCGATGATCAGATGCAGGGCTTGCGCCAGTGTCGGCGCGGAGCCGTCGGCATTGTAGGACTCGGTCATCGCCGTGGTCAGGATGTCGGCCACGGCGATGTCGTTGAGCGCGGCGATCAGGCCCGGCACGTCGTCGCCTTGCAGCTCGTTGGTGTCGGCGAGGATGTCGATAATGGCCTTGCCCAAAGTCCCGGCCGTCGTGTGGCCTGCCGTCGCCTCGTCCAGAACGGCGTCCGCAATCGCTGCCGCCGTGGGATCGTTGAGTGCGTCCACGCTGGCCTGCGTTGCCAGAGCGGTAAGCCCCGCCCCGGCAGCCCCGATCACAGCGGTGTCAGCAAGGATGTCATCGACAATGCCGTCGATCGTATCGACGCTGGCTTGGCTGGCCCGCGCGTCGAGGATCAGATCCAGCCGGCCGCCGTTGATCCAGTCGGTCAGGGCACCCATCCGCGCGGCGGTGACCTCGTTGGTCGCAGCCAGCTTGGAGTCCAGATCCAGCGCCCCGGCATCGGATACCGGCAATCCCCCGGCCGCGGCTGCGGCGGCGTTGGGTAAAGCCGTCAGCCCCAGCCGCACCGTGTCCTCGGGATCGTAATCGACCAGCCGCACCCGGCCGCCAATGACGACCATGCCCGTTACCGTGCCGCCAACGTCAACGTGATTGGCCCCTGTCGCAAAGGCCGCGTCGGGAAGGTCTAGCCGGTATTCACCGTCCGAAATGTGCAGGAATCCACCGTCGGTATGCGCCGTGGTGAGCGCGGCCAGCGTGGCCTCGGTGATGGACACCTTCGCGCTGCTCTCCCGGCGATACCAGAGATCGATCCCCGACGTGTTGAACACCACGCCGGTCTCAGGTGTGCCGTCCGTCGAATCGATGATGCGAAGCGTCACCGAACGGTTGGCTGCACCCTTCTTTACGATGTCAATCAGCGCAGCCATCCACCTATCCGGTATAGTGCATCAGGAACGGCAGGATCGTTCCCCCGCCCCCAACTGCCGCCGCCTTGACGACGCTGTACACACCAACCTCGTCATACAGGTCATAGCGGGTCTGCGGTGCGAAATCGGCCCATGCCTCGCCAGCACTGAGGGCGCGGTTGTAGAGGCGGATATCCCACAGCGTGCCGAGAAAGTCCTGGCCCCCGGCGAAGTGGCCGATTTCGAGCTCGGTGAACGGGCCGGCCGTGCCGGTGCCGGTTGATGTGCCAACCAGACGGCCATTGGCGTAAAGCCGGTGATCGTTGCCGTCTTTCGACGTGAACAACAGCCGCACCGGCACACCGGCCGGGTAGGGCTCGTCGTTGACGTTGATGAGATCGGCTGCTTTATCGCGCCAGAACACCCGAGGGCCGTTACCGAGCGACGTGTCGAACGGGTAGATGATCCAATCATCCGTCCCCGAGAACGAGATGGCTGCACTGGTGCTTGCGAAGGCCGACCTCTGCGCCCACAGCGCAACCGAGAAATCCCCGAGCGGCAAATCCTTGAGCACGGCATCGGTCGTTTTCAGCCGGTCCCCGACATCCGTGACATCCGGGCAGAAGATCGAATACCCGCCGAAGACATTGGCTTGCAGCTCGTACTCGGGGCCAAGCCCGTCGCCGGAGACCCCTATGTGACGATGGAACCCGCTGAGATCGGTCAGCGCGTTGGACGATTTCTCCTTGAGCGGGACGACCGGATACCAGCCGACCAGCCCGACCGCCTGTGGACTGGCCCGGTTGAGCCGGAACGGCCAGCGCGGTGCCCGAAGCCGGGGCTCCTCGAGCCGCAGCGATCCGCGCACGCTACTGGATTTCGTCGAAGATCGGTGTCACCACGATCTTGGTCACGTTGTCCGTCGCCTGCAAATTGTCGGCGGTCCTGTTGAACAGCACAGGCATCCCGTGGCTGTTGAAGTCGCGGAAATAGCCCTCGATCGATATATCCACGTCCGCCGCCGCCTCATCGACCTGGGCTACGCCGAGGAACTTGAGATTCTTCAGCTTGTCCTCGGCGGACAGGGCGAGATCGGTAGTGCCGTCGTCGTTGTCGTAATCCGTTCCATCGCCGGACTTCCAGTAAAGCTCGATCGTCTCCCCGACCACGCCCGCTGTCTCCTGCTGTACGACCAGACGGAAATGGTAGAGCGTCGGCCGCGCCGTCGTGAGAACGCCCCAGTCCTTTTCCGCGCCCTGCCGCCCCGCTCCCGCGGCGAGGTTGTTCAGCGTCATCGCCAGGTCGCCGGTTGTGTCCGTCCATGTTACGGAGGTCCCGGCCTTCTGATATACGGCGTTTGCCATCGGTCACACCGCGAAGAAGTTGACGACGCCATCGACCTGCGTCTGGATGCCGGAATCCGCCGCGCCCGCAATCTGCGCCTTCGACAGATCCTTGTTGGCTGCAAGCACCAGCGGCATGAAGCGATTAAGCTCACCGTCGAGATTCGCTACCGCCGCCTTCGCCCACGCCAGCCGCTCGGCATGGTTGGGGTTTGCCGAGCTTTCCTGCCGGATCGTGTTGGCGGCAACAGCTATCGCAGCCCGTACCTTGTCGCGCAGGGGCGGTGAGCGTCCAAGCTCGTCGAGTTCGGAGTAGGTCGCCATGCGGAATCCTCACAGCACCGCGCGTGGCGGTGGGACGGGTCGGGATGTCAGGGGTGCGGGGACGAAAAAACCCGCCGCGGAAATCCCGAGCGGGCGTAATTCTCACTGATGGGGCGAAACGCTATTACGGGGTACCACAGGTCGTCAAGCGATATTTCGCACCCGCACAATTACCGCGAGGGACGCCGCGACGATGCCGCCCGCCGCCTTCCGGCCCCAGCCGCGGTACTGTGCCCACTCCTGAAGGCTGACTTCGCGCCCGACGATATCCCACATGGCGATGGAGCCGACGGCACCGATTCCGCCGAGCGCCTCGATATCCCGGAAGATGCGCCGCTTGCACTGCTCGACCCGGGACAGGACCTCGCCGGACTTCCAGACCAAGTCGATGCGCTCCATCTGGCGCGGGCGTATCCCGTGAAGGTGCGCGGTCTGAAAGTCCAGCCGGAACTCGTCGCCCGCCCGCTTCTGATCCGGATTGATGGTCCCGGCCATCTCCATCCGCCGCAGGGTATCGGCTACGCGGGTGCGGGTGACGGTCTGGCCCTGGGCTGTTTCGTCGGAGTCCCGCTCGCTGATCTCGGCTATCCGTCCGCCAGGCAGGTCGATCACCAGCGCGCCGGGGATCGCCCGCATCGGGTTCGTTGCCATCGGCGTCTCCTTCTGCTTTTTGCGCTTCTTCGCCATTCAGGGCGCAACCTTCGCCAGTTTGCGCATGTCCTGCAGATGATCGCGGAGGGCCTTAAGTTCGTTCGTGTGGTCCTGAAACTTTGTCGGCCTGATCCCCAACTCCCACGCCTGATCCATGACCGCCCGGAGGAACGCCACAGACTCCTCGCGCGAGGTATCGCCGAGCACTCCCATGCTTGGCTCCACGATCATTCCGCCGTGCGGGATCGTCGTCATTTCGAAGGGCTTCACCACGTCCAGATGCCCCTCACGCTGTCGTACCAAATGCAGATAGCATCGCAGGTCCCACGGCCGGTCTTCCAGATACACCTTCCACATGTTCGCCCTCTCCCTCACACCCGCACCGCCACGACGATCGCCAGCACGACATAGGCGCCGAAGACCCCGAGGATGGCGGAGATCGCGCACCACGCCCGGAGATGCCGGCAGCCCTCGTTGTAGCCGTCCTGGTAGAGATCGCGGGGCTGGTTGAAGCGGGCCGTCGTCTCCCGGATGTCGCTTGGTGTCGCTGACATGTCAGTCACCCTGCCTCGCCGAACGCCGCGCGGATCGCCTTCTGGCGTTCCTCGGCATCAACCCGGAACGCCTTGACCAGCTGCTCGATCTGCTCGTCCCGCTTCATGCCCATCCGGCGCGCCCAGTTCAGAACGTCGAATGCCGTGTTCGCCATGGTGGTCAGGTCTTCGTCGGTCATCAGGCGTTCCCCCATTTCCGCGATTCGATCATGTGCTTGCGGCGCACCTCGTCGGGCAGGCTGCCCAGCCATTGGCGCATGTCCGCATCCGAGGCGTTCTGCGGTGGCGGGTACGGTTTCAGGTACTCCGGCAGGTCGTCTTGGGGCGCGCTGTTGCCGGACTGCTCCTGCTTCCATCGTTCCTGGTTGAGCCAGGTCTGCGCCTGGGCGACGTACTGCGGCTCGGTGCCCTTGCGGCGGCAGGTCTCGGCGTAGGACCGCGCGGCGGCGATGATGGCTTGCGGATCGACGCCGCCCTTGACCGCGGCGTTGAATTTCTGCCGCGCCGGCTTCTTCGGGTTCGGTGAGTCCCGCCTCGACGGGTAGGCTTTCCAGAATTCCTCGAAATGCTCATCAGGCGCGTCAGCGCCGACCGAGTGTTTAGGCTCAGGCTCAGGCTCAGGCTCAGGCTTTTTAGTTTCGATACCGTTTGGTATACCGTTCGGGAACTCGTTTCGTAACTCGTTTGCCAACACGTTTGGGAACACGTTTGGGAACACGTTTAAGTCTTTGAGAAAGCGCGATAACAGTTCACAGCGCGGCAACGCCTTGATTGCCTTGACAGCACCTTTGGCGACATTGCCGTTCTCGATTGTGTTGTGACCCCACCAGCCGATAATCACGGTCAAAAAACTGCGTTCGTCGCGCTCTATGAAACCGTTAGAGACGAGTTCGCGAACGTGTTTCGAAACCGTTTCCTCATCCCATCCCAGATCGGCCATCATGTATCCGGTCGGGAGAACGAAGCAGCCGAGTGAGTTGCCGTGCGGACAGGACAGCAGATAAAACCACACCCGCTGTGCACGCTCCGACAGGCGCCGGAACTTC